TTTGTCGCACTTGTAGCCGTAGCCGAATTCCCTGAACATGCCAATGCATTTGTCGCACTTGTAGCCGTAGCCGAATTCCCTGAACATGCCAATGCATTTGTCGCAACATCTGCAAGAGCGACATGGGAACCTCCTGAATCAAATAATGCATTTGCAAGGAGGGTATTTGTAGCTTCACTTCCCCATGTTGATTTTTGGTCAACATTACGAATCATCCCTGTAGTGATAGACGAAGACGATGCTCCAACATCTATTTCGGATAGTTTAAACCATTCATTTGTACCAGCATAAGTATAATCATATTCGCCACTTCCTACTACACCAAAAACAGTCTCAAAAGCGTCAAGGGAAGAATCTGAAACCGGTGGCTTTATCTCGAACTTACTTGATACTCCTGTCAAATATCCCGTCAAAACAATATAATTACCACTGATAGACGCTATGGTTCTCCCAATTGCAGTATTGATTTTAGAAATTATTTCGGCTTTTGTTGTTGCGGAAGGATCAGCACCGCGTAAATCTATTTCTTGAAATGAGCCATCTTCTCCGTCTGCAATGTTTAACAAATATAAAAGTGAAAGGTTAATAGAACTTGGAATTGATATTGTTCCGGTTAATACCCCGGCAGTACCTGCTGTGGGAGTTATAGTCCCCTTTTGAGCACGTACCGATAAAGAATATTTTATATCTCGTTTTACCGCTGCCGTTGTTATTGTTCCGGTATCAGAGTCAAGGACTACATCTGAATAATCGTTTTTGTCTTCGGTTGCTATTACTTGCGCTTCGATAATGTCAGTTCTTGCGGTTCCGTCTGAAGCCGAAACAGTTACTGTTTGATCGGTCAATTGAATAAAAGGTAGAATATCAGCAGAATCAGAAAGTCGTTGCATCCCTTTCCCAAGTCCCACGGATATTGTCATCCCTGATGAAGCAACAACCCGAAGACCGCTTGTGATTAATACTTTCCCGGTATCAAAAAGTCCTATTTTAGATAATACTCCGAGGTCTCTATAACCAACATCTCCAATTCTTTTAAGCACTTTTTTTGCTTCAATCAATTGTCCGTCTACCATATTCACTGTTCTTAAATCTTTAGCCATTTTTAAAACATCCTTTTATGTTATAGAATCTATATGTGCACTTGTTATTGTATCTGTCCATGTTGCAGTATCAAAAATTAAACGTAATTTGAAATATTTTTTAGTAAGTGCAACCGTAACGGTTGTTCCGATTAACGCTTTCGTGCTATAGGGATCGAAAACAACTCCATCTGTTGATTCTGCAATTTGATAATAAACTGTACCCGTTGATTTTAATGTTACAGAATTAAAAACGGACATTCCTTTAAAAATACCAACATATTCTCCGGTCGCTGAATAAGTTGTACTGTTATAATTAACAGAATCATATCTAATAAAATCATCAGGGAACGTACCCATCTGAGAATTTAATGAATCTATTTTTATAGCATAAGAAATATTCCCTGAACAATAATACATATTTTCAGAGATTGCCTTAAATCCTTTCAGTTGAAGTACATATTTTATGCCAGCGGCAATAACTTTATTTATTACGTTTATTGCGTTTTGAACATTTGTGGTATTATTTTGATATAACGTAATAATAATGAAAAAATATAAAGAGCTAAAATCATTTGATATTGCGGGAAATACATAAAATATTTTCCCTTTATATGTTGTTGAATATTTTTTATTACGACCAGCGAAACATACGTTTGAGAAAGCAGAACTTCCAGAACCATCTTCAATTTCAGGTTCTTGATTTGAATATGCTCGTAGTGCATAAATAATAGCGGCACGGGAAACTTTTGGTTGAAATACCGTTGCAATAACTCGTGTCAACCATGCGCTATCAGTTTCTCCCTCAAGACGATAACTCCCAAAATAATTTTCAAGGGTATACTTTAAAAAATCTGTACTTGCATTTGTTAAAACAAGTTGCTTCACCAGCGATAAAGAAAAAAGTCTTAAATATTCAAGCTCACTTGCAATTGCACCAATCGCAATATCTGTAGGTTTTGTAATTGTAGAAGGTATTGTCCCATCCGCATTGCAAATGCAGACTTTATATATTGGATCATCAACATTCCAAACTGCTTTTAAATTATTATTTATTCGTGTCGTAATCGGTTCTGACATTAATTACTCGCTTGACGCTATAGATACAGTAACAGAAACAGTTCCACCATAACCGGAACCTGTTCTTCCAAATTCATTAGAATTTATAGTTATATTCGTAGAAGGACTGCTTATTGATAAATCATAAATTGCAGTATTAGAGTTTTTAGCAACACGGACTACTTCACTTAAAAGAACATCGCGTCCAAGAGGTAAGGTATTTATATATTGTTCAACGGCTGATTGTATATCTGTAGAAATTGTAGAAAGAGATACATTTACAGTTGAAAGTCTTGTTGCAACTATGCCAACACTTACCGATACTATTGTCGGAGCAACAATAGTATATCCAATGCCCTCACAATTTTTCCCCGGATAGTTAGTCAAATCCGAGGCATCCCCATATAGAACTTTGGTAATCGAAGCTAGCAATGTTGAACTAATTGTACCCGAACCATCATCAACAATAATGGTGTTGGTCCCTCTATGAGGATATGCGGTTCGCATCCCTACACTTTTTATCCCATTTATTGCTTCAAGAGCAGCAATAATTCCGTTTTTTGTTCCTGCATTAAGGGCGTTTATGGTATCTACAAAACGGATTTTACGTTCTGCGTCTGTTTCGACATCACTACCTCCGGAAAAAGCAGAATCATTTCGAACATAGTCAACGCCCGAAACACTTGAATTCATATATCCTAAACCATTAGCCGTATCAAGTGCCGCTACTTTTATATTGCCATCTATTCCCGCTTGTTGAACAGTAGAAGCGGCAAGAATCCAAGCCGTTCCAGCCGGAAGTGTTGTTGTTGAATTTGTTAATATTGTCATACTATCTATTGTTGCAGAAAATCCCGCTGAAACAGAAACAGCAATATCTGTTGCAAGGCAAATATCCATTCCATTCACATTGTCATAAGTGGTTGAAGTTTTTGCGTCAAGATTAGTATATTGATATAATGTATCGCAGTCTACATCAGAAACTTTTGCCGCCGTCCAGTTTGTAAGCGCATCAATCGCCGTAACAAGTACACCTGTTTTGGGATATGTTGTAAAATCAAAAGAAAATGCGTCACCGGGTGCACCGGATACTGTTGAAGAAATTCCACTTGAGGTAATTGTTATATTTGCGGCAGTTCCGGTTCCCGTATACTGTAAAGTCATAACGGGTTTTCTATAAAGTTTTAAATATCCGGTAGCTTGTGCCGCTGCCTTTTTTGTAAATCCCATACCTTCATAAAGAGCAATTGGGATAGCGTTATAAATGCCTTCTTTAAAATCCATGCTTACGCTTGAAACAATATCGGAATTTGATTGTAATAATACTTTTATTTTTGATCCATCGTTAAAATCGGTAAGTCCTACTCCAGCGGCAAGAATAATTTTACGATACATCTCATATAACTGTTCTTCTGTATATATTTTTAAAATATCACTCATGCTACGATAATCTCCTTTTCTTCTTCAGAACCAATAAGTAAAACTTTTGCATAAACAGATAATTTTTCACCATCAAGATATAATTTGTCCATATCAATATTTACTGATTCTACGCGAGGGTCTTCTTGTATTTGATTTGTAAGATCGGTTAGATAATTATTTATTCGTACCATTAGCGGTACATTCCCATCGCCGATAGGCGTAACTCCCCAATCTGAAGAAAAAACATTTAAAGATCCCTTCTTCCCGGATACTCTAGCCGTTATTGCGTTTATAGTATTATCTGCCCCCGAAACATTTGCAATATCGCCTTTCGAGGATATGAGAATCGTATTATTTACGCCTGATGAAATATCTGATCCGTGTAAATAGGCTTCAATATCTGTATCATCAGATTCGTAAACAAGATTATCTGCGCTTTTTGTTACCGAAGTGCTGTCTACTGGAATTTTTATTTGCGTTCCGATTAAAGTTCCTTCGATAAGTTCTGATTCCGTGATATCATTTATTTGTAATATTTGTACAAATTTTTCACTATCGCCAAGTTCGCTTAGAGCAATTGATCGAGCGGAATCTCCTTCTTTAATAGTATAATATTCAAAACTTGATTCGTTAGATATTTTGTTTGTGCTATCTGTAGAATCAAATTGTTCCGTCGTAATAGTATAATCATCAGAATTAGAATTGTAAGAAATGGTATTTTGTCTTGGAGCTGAAATAATCGATCCCTTAATAGTTTCTGCAATAATTTTTATTTTTAAAAAACTATTATATAAAGCAATTAACGTAATATCTAAAATTTCGTCAAGCGTTAAATCTCCATCAGCATATAATGTTTGTTGTGCTTCGGTTAAAAATAATGTTATATATGCATTCATAACACTTGTAATATCTGAAATTAAATTTAAAGTATATAAAAGCATATTATCAAATGGGGTTGAAACTCCTGATTGTATGTTTGTGTTCTCAGTATCAATACTTGCAATGGTATTTTCTATACTTAATATGAGTGCATAAAACGTAGCATTATTGAAAACAGCTCCAGAACTTGAACCGGCAGCATTCATATTTGATACAATCGTTGCAAGAGAAACGTTTTGTAATTGAGTATTTGAAATATTAAGTTCTTCTGAAATAGTTTTTTTTATAGTTACCGATTTTTGAGTATTTGATTGATATTTTTTATAACAATCAAGAGAAATATTATATTCAACTGCAATATATTTTGAGTCGCTCTGTTTAGATGAAAAATTAGCTATACGACAAAAATAATGATCATCCATGTCATAATCATGGAATATAAGTTGTATCTGATCGTATAATGCGCCTGATTTGTTTTTAACAAGTTTTGATACTTTTTTATAAAGAGTCGTAAGTTCCGGACTTGAATTCATGGGAACTGTAGGGACATCTATCTTCCCGTTTTTTGTCATTGTATAATCGCGGTAAGAAATAAGCATCCATTTGAGTTTAAAAAATTCGGTAAGACCGTCTATCAAATTCGGAAGGTTTGCGCTATCCATTGCAACTGGATTAACGGGACTTCCGACTGTTGGGAAATACAATTCACCATTTAAAGATATTGATTTCGTGCTGTTTCCTGCATCTATTACATAATTTGAAGAAAGAGTCGGAATCGTAGCGGAGCGAGTAGATTCTGAAACATCTTTTGATTTGGGGGGCATCATAAAGAAAATTTCGGTTATTTTCTTGCCTTTATTCTTAAATTCAAAAGAATAGAGTCCCGTGAAGGTAATTTCGCCATAAAGTTTTTGCATTAAAATAGGCAAATTCACAGATTAATAACTCCGTTTATTTGCCTATAAAGTGGCGTATATTGTGCTATATAAAGAAGAAAAGACTAAAAATGTCAAGTTCTTTTACTGGTTAAAAAAAGTTGATTTAGTCAAATAATTTGTTGACAAAACAAAGTAAATAAATCATGATTATTTTATTGAGATTAACAAAAGGAAGGTGTTTTATGAAAAAATTATTTATGGTTATTAGTGCTATTGGTTTATTTTTGTCATTTTTTGGGTGTTTTGATGGTTCCGAAGAACATAATCCTTTGGAAGATATCCAGATTGGGCAAAAAGATGATTATGTTTGTGATAATAATATTGATTTAAAAAATATTAGTAAAATCAGTTATTATGTTCACAGTACAATTGGATATAAAGATGACGTGGCAGATTACTGGCAATTACCTGAAGAAACTTTGAGTTTAGGTACAGGAGATTGTGAAGATTTTTGCATCCTTTGGATGTATTTAGCAAAAACAAAATTTAATATAGATTCTTCTCTAGCGATAGTGAGAAATGGTTCAGAATGTCATGCGTTAATATATGGTGATTTGTTAGGTGATGGAAATTTATATTATGAAGATCCAACAACAAATTCAGCATATTTTTCTTCTCTTCCTAACGGATGGTCGGAGTCTTGCAAAATACCTTATAATGAAGTAATCTGGATGACATATTATTATCATAATAATGTTGGTAAATATTATTAAATCAATAATTCCCAAAAAGCCATGTTATAAGAAGCATGGCTTTTTATTTAAGAGACCACCCCAACGCCAGGAGCTGTAGTAGCTCCGGTTCCTGTTGCGGGTGTGACCTGAACCGCAACACCCATCGGAGTCGTAACCGTAGCTGTCTTTATAAAAGTTGATATTGCCGCCGCTACCAGAGCATTATATTGCTGGTGCGTCATCGGCGTTGTTGTCGCTGCCGCTTCTGCTTGAGCATCTATTGCGTTAAGAGCATTTTCAAGGGTTGAATCTACAAGAGCCATAATCAAGCCTCCAAAAGTAATGCCCATTTTGCTTTTTCGGCATTTAAGAGGGCTATTGTTGCAGGATCTACAACGTGTTTTACCGGAGATCCTGCTGTCCCGAATTTTGTTAAAACATCGAAAAGACCATCTATAAGAGTTTTCATTGATTGGGCAGTGCTTTTTATCTGGATAATTCCGCCGGTTAATTTTAACTCTGCATCCCCATTTATTGTCGTACTTGTAGCGGTAACTGAAGCTGTTACTAGTGCGGATATTGCCATGTCGGTAGTTGCGGAAAGTTCCATTGCTGTCGTAGCGGACATTGTAACACTACCAGGTAGTTTCCCGGATAGTAATCCCGTATTAAAGCTCAAAACAGATCCGGTAAAATGACCAATTATAATATCTGTTGCATCATACATACTTCTCGTCATAGGGCTATTATACAATGGTGTTAAAAGTGTATTTTTGTTACCCTGATATGGATATCTATTTACGACAACCGGAGAATGAGAATTGCCATTCAAAAACCCAACCATAACCGATTGACCAGGATACGGACCTTCATATGTCCCGTGCAAATTACCCGTAATAGGATCTATAAAAGCGTTTGGATATCCTACGCCGGTCAATATCTCATTGTTATCTGTTCTTACCGTAACTGCCGTCTGTCGAAATAATGGTTCAGGCTGAGTAATTAATATTTCGCCCTGGATCATTTTTGTGCATTGCGTAGATGGCTTTTGAAATTCATTTGTCGAATAATCACGAGTATGTGAATCGTATTTATTCGTTTGATTATACCGTACTTGTTTATATCCTGGAACTGCCATTATAAAGTTGCCGCCGCCATACGTGCTTTTCGTATAATGCTATCTTCACCATCGACAAGTCCACCTGTCGGAGGAAGTATTTCAAAATCAAATAAAAGTAATGCTGAATTTGCAACACTTGTCGGGAGAGGAACGCCACGAATAAGGTTAAGTGTTGTTGTCGCCGAAGCACTTTCGTTACTTAAATTATAATCATGAGAAAAAGAATCTATATAATACATCCCAATATCACGGGCATTATCAGGTTTTGACCCTCTGATCGTTGGTAAATAAAGACATACCATTCCCTTCCTTGCCCATGGTTTCATTCTAATCGTAACAGACCCTTCACGGAATTTCGCTTGGTTTCTATACCAAAGTGCGAGTAAATTACTCCATGCAGGAATTGAAAACTTACCTGTCGTTGAAATTGTATCTTTTGAATAATTAAAATTTTGCTCAATAGCAGATCCAGCATCAAATAATTGCATACTGTTAATAACTTGTCTCATTTCATTAAATCCAAAAGTTCTCATCCCGCCTGTTGCAAAAGGGTTTAATGGACCATCTGAACATATTGGTCTTGAGTTCGCTGGGTTCATATTGCCTTGAGTATATGAAGACCAAAAAGCCGTTGCCTGATTTGTGCAATCTACTCCAATATTTTTATCAATAATATCATCATCAGTAATAATAACAAAATCACCGCCTGCAATTAAATTTAAAACTGATAAATTGAAAGGTTGTAATGCGGCGATATGTGATAAATTAGGAAGACCAATCATCGGATTTGTATATGGAGTTGATCTTGCAACAACATAATTAATACCTGGGAAAAGTACACTTGGCGCACCGAAATTAGGCTCGGTAACCATTGTCCTCCCGCCGGATTCAGTATAAAATTCCATCCAAGGCAATGGAATTAAATTCTTTAAATAATCCCAAAAAGATTGATCCTCTAATTGCATAAATGATGAATTAACGATAACATTTTGGCTATAACTCATTTGTGCAATTGCACCAAGGAAATTACTTGTTGCAAGTAACCTCAGTGTTAAAGGTAAACCATCACTTGCGGTAAGACCTTGCTCCGCAAATAATGAAACCTTAAACGCTTCAATCAATAATTTTAAAGCGACGGAGACGGGAACCATTTTTATATCTTTAGTAAGATCAAATGCTTTTAAAGCACTATCACTCAAGCGTGAAGTAAGTAAATTTTGAGCAATCGTCGTATCAAGACGCATCATGTTTTTATTATAAATATTTCCAAGTTCATTTATTGTTACTGAATAAGAAACATCATGTCCATCGTTGCTTGCCTGAACGCCTCTATGACAACTTTCAACGGTTCCGGTCATTACATGATATCCGTCAATCCATAATTGGCATAAAGCCATCGGTTTAAATAAATCTTCAAGATTAAAACCTAAAGCATCCCATATTTTAGAGTAAAGTCCCGCCGTCGGGAATTTCCTTAAAATATTATATATATCTTGAATCATTGTTTCATCAGGAGCAAGAGTAAAAGTAAGTATTCCTCCTGGGTTATTCCGATCTCCATTAAATTGTAAACTTGTAAGAATTTTACCTACATCTGTACCTACAATTTCTATCGGAACAAACGGAAGTCCAAAGGGAGAAATAAGAATTTGAATACGCGGAGAATATTCTTTTTCAGGTTCATAATAATATCTTGAACTTTCAATCCCAGCATTGAAAATTATTTTCTTTTGATATTTTATCGCCGATTCGGCATATGAAACTATATTTTCCATTTATTTTTTTGTTCCTGGAGTGGAGGGAGCATTTTTTTTGTCTTCATCTATCAGCCTTTGTCTTTCTGCCATAAGTTGTTTTCTTCCTTCTGGACTAAATTTTATAGATACAGGGAATAACACCCCACCTGCTTTGCCATTCAACATATCATTTATAGATTGTATTTGCCCGGTTCTCATTGCACCTTCCCAGTCCCCTTTAGCACCTCGACCCACCATTGTCTTAAAGGAACCTGCCATTTGATACATGTTTTCTACTGTTGTTGCAACTGCATCAGACAATGTCAATAATGTTCTTGTCGCCGTAACCGTTGCTGTCGCAAAAGCTTTCCCGTGTTCTAATAATAAATTTGTTTGAGCATTTATTAATGAAACTGCTGTTCCGCTATCACTTTCAACAACATTTTTATTTCTACTTGCATTTAGTCCTTCCCCTTTGGTTTCAATGTCTTTTGCATCAAAAATGCCGTTCGCACGATTTCTCCGTCTCCGGTCTTCTGCGGAAATAGCTTGTGGGGAAATAGAAGAGTTATTTTGTTGAGCCAAATAAGTTGCATTTATTGGGTTATTACCTGTTATATCAAGAAGTCCGCCAGCGACATCTCGTTGTACTTCTACATCGCTTTTCCTCTGTACTCTCTGTTGGATAGCATAAGATAATCCTCCCCTAAAATCTGCTTCAGTAACATCTTTCCCAGATGATTTTATTCCTCTTAATCTTTCTGCTGTCCCAGAATCGATCTCACCGCTTTGCAGCATTTTTTCAATTGCGATTCCGCCTTTCGGACCAGTTTGATTTATTCCTGATAATATTTGTTTTTGTGTTGCCTTATATTCTAATAATTCATCAATATTTGTTATTTGTCCTTTTGTTCCGACTGTGCTTTTTACACCTTTAACTGCGTTTGTTAATGCCATCGCGGTTCTTACATCTTTTGTTTTTGTAGCTTCTGTCAACTCTGCCATATCCGAAGAAATTGATTTTGACATATCTGAAGTATCTATCCCAGCCGCAACAGATTCTTCCAGTTGATCCCCAATAGAGGAAATAAACATTGGCAATTGAGTTTCTATTCCTGCACCGGCTCCAATATTTGCTGCTTGCGCATAACTCCCGCCTGCTTTTGCAAATTTACCAGCCTGCCCAAAAGTTTCTTCAGTAGATAATCCGTATATATTCCCAACCTGAAGAGCAGATTTATTAATCCCTTGACCATTCGCAAATTTCCCGCTATTCATAGCATATGCTTTCATCCCAGATCCTATTTCAGATCCAGTATACATCCCTTGTCCTCGTCTAAATCCGCCAGTTCCTACATTCTTGCTTTGTTCTGCCGCTGTAGAAATATATGCCTGACCAATCATATTACTTTTTGACGCTGCGAACCCTATAATAGACGCTAAAAAACCGCCTCCGAACATAGCAGCGGCATTTGACGCTAAACTTCGAGCCGATCCACCTTTAGGACCGCCTTCTCCGCCTCCGCCACTTTTTTTAAGGTGTTCTATTAAAGATTTATTAGATTGTATAAGAGCTTTCATTGAATTAGAAAGCTCTTTCATTGCGCTTATAGAAACATTTGAGTTTTTTTCGGTACTTTTTTGAGCCTGGATTGCTTTTTGACGAATGGTATTAACGTCAGATCCTATTCCGGAAGTCCGACTCCCAGTACCCATTCCGCCCTTAACACCTTTGACTTCTATCTTAAAATTACTTGCCATCTTTTTTCACAAGTCCTTTTCCCATCAGTAAATCATATATTCTTGCTCTTGGATCTTTTACGTTTTGCATCGCAGGAATACTATAATTTACTTCTTCCTTTTCTATTTCTATTCCATATTCTTTATTTAATTCTTCAAGTCTTTTTTTCTTTTCTTGTGGTACTCTTTCACGTTTTATTTTTTCAATATCTCCGTTACGCATTTTTATTAAATCAATTTCAGATTCTCCAAGAACAATATCTCTTGTAGTTAAATTCTCAATTTCTCGTTTTTTAAGCAAATATTCAACATTTAAACTCCAAGTCTCAAGAGACGGTATAATTCCAAGTAAATAAACTAAAAAAGCTTTTTGCTCCGGGAATAAATTTTCCCTGTCAAAATTAACAGGGAAAATATTAAAATATTTAATCAAAAATCCATCAGTAAAATACTGATCTTTTCTCGCTTCAAGCAATAGATCTATTTTTTTTTAACTTTTCTTGAATGTCTTCAGAATGATTTTTTATTTCCATCGCAAGCAAATTGACAAGTTCCATATCTGCCCAATTGATACAACTTTCGTTCTTGTCAAATTCCTTTGGACGTTCTTCTGTACAAACATCAACCGTTGCGATATTGTCCATTTGAATAAATTCATCTGTCAAAAACATTTCAACAGGTGCGCCATTCTGCATTCTAACTCTGCGCTGAGTTATTACCATTTTATCTTTCATAAGGATACACCTTATTTTGAAGGTGTATCCTTTGATAGTAACAGTCTTAAATTTTTCTTCTTCGAGATCGAGTAAATTCATCGTTTGTTTCCCTTTTTAATATGGTGTATAAACTTATATTCTTAATTTTAAGATACGGCTAAACCTGGGAGCAATTGTCTTGCCTGCCAATTCGTACTTTTTTTCAAAAGTTGACCTACTGAGATATCAATATCTCCGCCGCCATATTTTGCGCCCATAATAGTCGCAAGAACAGTCAGTGTATGAATATCTATAACAGTAAACGCGTAAAGCCCCGATGAGTTAATATTATTTGAACCATCTGCCTGCCAACCAGGCATCGCAACAGCTCCGGAGATATCCGCACCTCTCAAAAGGAATGTCCCCAAAGAGAAATTACAGTTATACCCAAGAGAAAGAATATCTCTTGCTCCAAAATATCCCAAGGTGGTTACTCGTTCGAGCTGATAATCTTCTGATACTCTCATATCTGTGCTGTATGCCAGCACTCTATTGTCCTGCATCAGAAGGCAATCAATACCACTTCCTAATGGGGTTCTTGGTTCGTTACCTGCGTTAAAAGCCATTTAAAAATCCTCCTTATACATTCTGACCAGGAACAATAAACGTCAGGAAATTAAATACAAAGCGAGGTGTTACGCTCATTGTAAGTGTTGCCGTTATTTTTAATTGTTCGCCGTCTTGTTCAAAACTTACATTATCAAATGCTTTTTGTACATTCCCTGAAGCATCAGTATAATTTGTAATCCATTTTTTGCTATCGCGATAGTATGGGAAAAGGTATGTCGTAACCCAGTTTTCAATAGAACTCATAATTACGCTATTTGCAACTTCATCAAGAGCGCGTATTTTTTCAGTCACTCTTTCTTCAAAATCTTTTGTGAGTTTATTTATTTCATAAACGCAAGCCGGATTTGTTCGAGTAACCTGAGATCCCTGATATGTTGAATTATCGCAAAGAATTTCAAAATTTTGTGTAGAATCAAGAACATTTGTGGTTTTTTGAATAAAAACTGCTCCTGCTTCGGCGTATGCTTCCTGATCTTCTTTTGTAATTTCGGGAGTTGATAATACATTCAAATATTTAAAAACAACATCCATCCCGATATTATTTGAATATCGCAATCCTGCAACAAGAGGCGCAAGATAATAAGAATCAAAATTAGTAGTAGGTACTTGCTTGTTAACATAATCATATCTTTTGAATGGCGACACTGCATATTCCGTATATGCAGAATTAAGACTCTTTATCTGAGAGATACGAAGAGCTTTTGTGGAAGTTGCGCTTCCAGATCCTGTTATTGCTTGACGATATTTTTTTACTTTTACGCCATTCATTTTTTCGACATGAGCAGTTACAAGATTTTGGATAGTTGTACTTCCGGACATCGGGACAATGCAATCGAAATCATACTTCTCAAGTTTAGTAAGAGTTTTTGTCCAGTCATCAGTTGTTGCGGCTGTAACTGTCCCGCCAGTAAGAAATTTATAAGCAGAAAGATTGTCAGGGATCAGTCTTGCGCTTCCAGTGTGAAGAGTTGCCGTAAAAGATTCACTTGCGTTAATCGCACGGAGAAGGGACTCCACAATTCCAACAGCATCATAAGAAGCAGTTTTAATGTCAACCGCTGTTACTGCATCAAAAACATTTGCAAATTCATCAGATTTCCCCGTAAGAGTACAAGTATATGCGGAATTGCTGTTAATATAATTTATCAAACTGCCAAGATCATCATAATCGGCAAGAGTAATAGAGAGTGTATCAGTTGAACCGCCAGCCGTTACCGTTGTGGAAAGAGTTGTTGCCGTAATGGTTAATGTACAAGCAGAACCTGCTCCGGTATATTGAATCGAGAATAGAGGGAGAGTAACATTATCTGTATTAAGAACTTCGGTTCCCTTATAAAGTAGCTGAAGGAGTTTCCCTGTAGTCGTTCCAGCACTTATTTTAATAGCCGCCTGATTACCATCTGTTCCGAATTTACCATAGAGCAAATCAAGTACAGTAGTAGAACTATTAACAATTGTAGTCCCAGCCTGAGTCATTTTATTAACAACAATGCAATTTGCCTGAGACGGAGTGTTGAACCGAGAATCTTTTGTCGGAGTCAAAAAGAATTCCGCTCCGTAATAAAGATCTCCTCCTCCAAAAACATTAAGAGCTTGAGCTTGACCAGTAATAACATTTATAACACTTTCAACATCTGTATAAGCATCGTAAGGAACGCCGCCTTTTGAAGCTTCACCGAGAATCAGAACTTTACCAGCGGTTGAGCCTGATCCTTGATCTTTTGGGAAAAATCTTTTTGTATATGCGCCAGGAAGAATAATTCTTTGCCCTGCGAAATCATACCATTGTGCCATTATTTAACATCTCCTTTCTTTGAATTTATTTTCGTGATTATAATGTCTTCTTTTGGTTCAGCTACTAGAGCAACGGGATCTTCTATTTTTTTTTCAGTTTCGCCAAAAAAATCAGAGATAATACTATCCCAATCTTCTTTTGATTTATCAAAATAAGCATTCCCGTTTCTGGTAAGAAACCATTTAATAATAACCTTATCAAGATGACGATTTGGTGAATGGTTGGCGAGGTATTTATCAAGTATCATACGTTCATTCTCCGTTATAAACTCGGTATCCTGAACGTATTTACAAACGTAACGCCTGTAATGTGTTCTTCTGTATAGATAGAAGATATGGAATATCTGTTCAAAAAAGTCAAGTTAAATTCTGTACCAAAAAGGATTCTTCCGTAACTAAAATTAGTTAAACCATTTGCCATATTATATTTCATTCCACGAATGGGCGAATTTTCTTCGACAGAAAGGCGGGCGAGGGTACTATCTACAATCGCCGCAAGGATTCTATCTCTATCTATATTATCAGACCAACATGAAACATTTACTTCTTCGTCCCATCCCCATGTATTTTTTTGAAAAAACATCTTCGAAGTTCCTTTTTTGCGATATGCTAAAAGAACATTATCAATTTGATCATCGGTTAATAACCCTTCGTTTTTACGAGTTTTAAACGGTATTTTTCGAATAGTTTTAAAGTTTTCGATATATGCATCATCGACCAATTGCATACCAGGGGTTTTCCCTAAAGTTTCAGCGGAAGGATGATTTGTTCCGGGGGTTACCCCTATTGCAGGTAAAAGACCGCCGTCTTGAGTATCATTTGTTTTTTTGTTCAATAGCGTGCTTGCAATATATGTTATCAACGGGTGTTCTTTTGAGACAGCTACTTTTTCTATTTTATCGTTAAATAATCCAGCTAAGTCTCTTGAGTTTAAAGCAAGTTCAATATTATCGCAAAAATAATTAAGAGAATTAAAATCGTATTCTGAATATTCTATTATTTTTTCCATTAGTTACCTATTGACATAAGGCGATTTATTTCATCTTTACTCGTTTTTGTAAATTCTTTCACATAAATAATTTTAGGATATCGTCTATTTTCCAGATTATTTGGTTCTGGATTATCTTCAAAGCAGATGAATGTCGGCTTAAACCCGTATTTGATTGACATTATCGCGCCGTTTTTAGGTTTATTTTTACTAATCCAATGAATAAATCGAAATCCAACAAGAGTATAATCTTCTTCACGGTAATATTTATTACCTAAATCATCGATCATAACATCATTTAATTCAAATACTTCTATTTCTTTCATTTTATCATAATCAGACGTATGTGTAAAAAGTTGATTTTTATATTGAGCATCGGCAGCAATTACGATAAGGTCCCCTTTCCCTATATTCCACCACGGATAAACAGCGCATCGGATATCACCGCTTGAAAGATCATTTGTCCATTTTTCAAGCGGATCTTTTGTCTTTAAATCAGCGGTTATAATTTGAGTAAGATCAGAATAATAATAATCCATAACCATGTAACCAGCGTCTATCTGCGCGGTTGTTTTTATAAGATTACCAAGCATCTTATAATCACTTCGAGATAAAACTTGTCCTGTTTTGGTATTTTTTATTTGAATTATTTCTGCAATATCTGATTCGGCACGTAATGGATTACTACTTTGATATTTTGCATTATAAAAAGTTCCCGTTGCCCACATAAGACCGTTAGAAATATCGGTTTTTAAAACTTCGCCTTCTACTTTTGTCCAGCCATCAAAAAAATAGGTAACTCTTTTTTGTTGATATTCTTTAACATCATTTTTATCGTTTTCAACATAAATAGTTTTTTCGTTAAAACTCTTGACGGTCATTTCTGTAATTCCGCCCTGTTTCTCAGAAGTCATTCTTTCTACTTTTGTTACTTCCAATACAGGATAAAAATATGGATATATTTCAGTTACTTTTTTATTACATAAAGAATCTTCATCAGCTATTAAAAATCGTCGTTGGTGTGTATAAATCATACCATCGCCATGACACAATTCACAATCATCTGACGGTGCATTGTGATTTGTCCCTGAACATGGGCAGGGAAGCATTTGTCTTATTTTACATAATTGACCATGATTTTTAATAAGCTGTCTGAAACTTTCAGGATTACCGTATACGACATTTACATTATCAGCCCCGGTATTTCTATTTTGTCCCATTATTTCTCAACTCGCACAAACGCAAGATCAACTTTATCAGCGATATCGTCGAATTTATCTAATTCAGAAACGGGAACGCCGGCTTCACCATATTTCTGTTTCATTTGTACCATTATCGCTCTGAAATCTTCTTTTTGTTTCTGAATAAGGTCTTTTTGCATTTGGCGTAAAGATTCATCAGACGGAGGGATAAATTTTGTTCCTGTTTTTGTTGCATTTGAAATTATATGTTGTATCATATCCATATATTCAACAGGTTTACCATCAATTGAAATACGGGAAAAAATACCTTCTGCGAACTTGTTTTTTTTAGCATCTTCAAGTGAAGTTGCATTTTCTATTTTTATTGTAGATGTGTCATTTTTAAATTCTTGAGTTATCATAAGCACCCAATAGAGGTACGTGCATAATGTTTACTATTGTCTTTAAACCATTCGCGTATTTCTTTTTGATATTGCAGTATATTTGCACCAAAATAACTGCTTGTGGCGGACTGAGTAGTGCTAATAGATTCTGATACCGCATTGAGACTTACGGACCGGCTAGCCATACCCGCACTTTTGCCAAGACCATAAATTGAAAGAAGCGTAACCGCCGCTATTTTGCCAATTAACCATCGTAAATCATCAGGAACATCTTCGCAACTTTCATAACCAGAATCATAATCTATAAGAAACAGAGATTGAATATTATCCGCTTGAAAAGCTGAAAAAGATTGAACAGCATTTGAAAAAGCATAACCTCTACCAAGATATGTATTTTGTCGGAAATAACAAACGCCCGTAAGACCAGGTTTTAAAACTCTATAAGGCAATAAATCAGCAATTAGAAGCCCTCTATAAGGATCGACCAATTCGGCGGTTAAAATATCCCGGACAGGACGGCGACGAAGTTTTATCCTCATTTCCTTTCGAACTTGTTTAAGTCGGTAAGGATAGCCCTGTTCTCTTATATAAAGTGCATTTTTTTGTTTTCGTGTTTTATATTGAGATAATATTTTTTTATCTTCATCAATATCATCTCTTAAAATTTCTTTGCCATCAGAACCTATTCGGTTCATATATCGTATTCGGCGAGGCAAAATATCCAGTTTCAACTCTCTTTCAACATATCCAAGTGCAAGACGAACATAATCTAATAATTGGTCATCGGTAATATCTTGGCTATCCGCAGCGGCAATAAGCTTATTTCCGAAAGCTTGATCATATCGTAATTCATCGGCAGTAACAAGCAAGCCCCATTTAGGAGCATGGTAATCATTTTTTAAATCTGGATTATTAAATGCAAATCCGGAACGTTCTTCTGACATGTTTGTCTTCCTCTTAAAATGAAGCCGGAATTATCTTCCGGCTTCATAAATCAGATTGTCAACTTCTTTTTACACATAATCGATGACAACAATCGCACGAGTCGCGGTTGCATCAGTTCCACCAGCAACAAGCAAAAGCCCATCTGCCGTCACGGTATTATACGCATCATCAATCGTTCCGACACGAGTAACTACTTTGTCAACTGCGGCAATGATCGCATCGGTAATAGCTACTGGAGACGTTGCATTAGTTTTCAAAGTAACCGTACCAAGAGTATTCGCCACCGTTGCAATAACAGTAACACCTATAATCTGAGATCCCAAAGGGATCAAAGAAGTTATATCCAATCCTGCCGAAGCATCGGCGGTAATTGCTGTTTTCACACGTTTAGCAATTGCGCCTACCTTAGCAACAGAGTTAAAAACAGACTGAATATACTGAGCGGCTTCAGAATTCGGAGATCCTGAAACCTTTTGATCAAAAACATCGGGTTTTTGCGACATTTTAAAATTCTCCTTTTAAAAGTTTACGAACTATATTCAAACATTCATAGGGAATAACACCATTATGATCTTTAATTTCAATGGCAATTTTAATCAATTTCCATTCATCGTCAGAAAAAATAATATTTTCATCTATAATATTTGAATCAAGTTTCCGAATAATATTTTCAACCAGTTCAAGAGTTAAAATATTCCCTTGAACTGGAAGAATATATCGAAATAAATTCTTTTCTTCTATGGTAAATATCAAAGAGCACCTTCAATTAGAAAACCTTTTGCAAAAATTACTGTTCCGGTAATCGAAAGTCCGCCATCAAAACGAAGAGGAGACTGATCCTGGCTAAATGATAATGCGCCGGTTATGACGTTTTTACTATCACCACTTGTCAATGTTACTCCTGCGGAAGTTTGCAACATTTCCAAAAAGAAAATACCCTTTGTAGAGCTTACTGACGGGTCCGTACCCGTCAGTACATACTGACACGAAGCTCTGTGACTTGCATGGTAACTCGGAATAAGTTTGCTATTGTGCCAGACGCCCATAATTATCTACCTTAGTTATTGTTGTACAGATTAATGTTTGCCTGAGTAACAGCGATGTTACGGATTTCAACAAGAACCTGAGGTTTATAGTATTTCATCGTTCCATAAAGATTGATGAGACCACGAGTTGAACGGTTTTCTTTGGAAAGATCGGTATTATGAATTGGCGCAAGTTGCGCAAAAGCAAGGGAACGATCTTCTCCGGCAGAAGTCTGGTCAACAATGAACATGCGAGCAGTACCGGGGATGTATGAATTCTTTTCATGATAGGTAACAACTGCATATGGATTGGTAGTATCAACCGCAATCGTATCGAGATAACGGAATTCTCCAGAATTATATACCTGTTCGCCATAGATCACGAAACAAGAAGGCGTACGTTTCCCAGTATCTGTAGAAACAGGAGTAATAGCGATATCAATACCACCTCCGGAAGCTACAACCGAAGTAGACTCAACAAGAGCGCAAGCAATTGAACGACCATAACGATTACGAGCAGAAACACGATAGCGAGCTTTTACACCAGAAGGACGAGTCCCTGTTGCGGAATACTGAGAATTTGCAATAGTTCCCTGATTCGTAAGAGCAATAGTAGGAGCAGAGGGAGCAAATTCAGAAGTAGGACCTTCGTACCAAGTTTTAGTCTTGTTATTGAAAATCTTAGGAACGCCGTTTGCTTCATATTCAAGACCAAGAACTTTGTCCATACGAGTTTTTATCTTCCCATAATTGGTCATAATGTCTGATATTTTACCGCCGATAGTAATGTTCCCATCACCCATTGGCACAAATTTACGGTTATTTGTTGCATCTCCGGTAGATTCTATGATCGTTGAAAGATTCTGTACTCCAGCAGGGGAAAGGTACAGATTTGAATTTTCAACATTCCCATTGCCTTCGGTAATAAGTTGACCGGCAAGATTCAGCGCCGCCATAGTCAGAGACGCGCCACGAAGGTCAAATACCTGACTTGAGCTTGATCCGGAGATAGTAGCGGAAAGACCGTCAATTGATTCCGGAATCCAGAGTGAATTTCCAGAATACAGAGCACGGTTTACGTTACGGAGGAGACGAGTCATCGCCGCTTTCTGAGAAAGCGCACGGGAAGCTACAGTTGTACGGGTTTGCTCCTGTACATCACCAACCTTCCAACCTTCAGACATGAATTTTACAATTGCTATCTGTTTGAGGATATCAGGATCGGAAAATTCCGGATTTTCCATTGCATCCACGAATCCGCCATCGCTAATACCAGAACCAATAAGCTGATTGTATTCTTCAACGGTTGAAAATGCTTTGATCTTAACAATATCCTGCCAGAAAGTCATATCCGTCGGTTTCAAGGTAAGATTTGCAAGCATCAGTTCGAGTGACTGTTGAGTAATAGCACCGCCAGGCGTACCGTAGAGATCGTCAACAGATCCAGGAGCTGCAAGAGCTTTCAGAAGCTCCTGAAACTGTCCCATCTGTTCAGATCCCATCGAGCTGTCGGTGAGTGGGAAAAGTTCTTCGTCCATTATTTATTATTCTCCTGAATAAGTTTTGCGATCCCTGCGCGGTCATCTTTACTGAGAGCGCGAATATCGTGACCAGCACTTTCATAACGCTCTGCAATAGCACCGCCGATAGGATCTTTGAGCTTAACTGCTTTAGCGAGTACCTGATAAACAAGTGCGCGGTTAGCAAGATCAGTATTTATGCCCTGAGCTTTTTCCATATTGACGGAAGCAGTTACGCCTTTACGTCCAGCCGGAATAGACAGAACACTTGAAAGACCTTTTGAAGTTTCGACCTGAAGTTCTGCGGCTTTGTGCATGAGACTATAAGATTCTTCATTTTGAGAAACAATAGTATCAACACGATTTGAAAGGTCATTTACCGCTTTAAGTAGTGAAGAAAAGCTTTTATGGATAGCAGAAAGAGACGGAGCAAGATCTTCCATTTCTACAACAGCACCAGGAGCAGTTCTATCAATCGAATCAAATGCTTTTTTCATTTCTTTTTCGTCTTCCTCATCTTCGTCTTCTTCTTCGGCTTTTTTCATTGCCTTTTTGTTCTTTTTCATAAACTTTTCTTTGTCATCTTCATCATCATCTGGTTCTGCATCATCTTCTGCGTCCCCTTCTTTTTCCCCTTTTTCAGCCTTAAAAAGCGACTGTTCGTCATTTTTCTTTTTCGGCTTCAAAGCTTTTTCAAGCTTAGACAGGGGAGTTCCGTCATCGGTACGGTCATATGACGCGATTATTTCATCAGCGACAATCGGATCAATACCTTTGGCAAGAAGTTCTTCTTTTGAAAACTTCATTTACGAATTCTCCTTTTTTAAAATGGTTATCGAACAGCCGATACGACTTATCGGCAAATTCTTCATTGTTTGGAAACAGAGCAAAATAACCAACTTTATCTGTCGGCATTTCTCCGTTTGCATATTTAAGTATAGTATCAAGTAAAAGATCCGCTTCGGATTCCGAAAAACCTTGAACGGAAATACTTTTTTCAAGAGATTGTTTGGTAATAGCACCGCCGGGAGTTGAATAAAGAGCGTCTACCGAACCGGGGGCTTCAAGAGCTTTTGCAAGAGTAGTAAAATTGCTAAAATTATATATAGATTTTGCTTTTTCAAGCATCTTGACATTTATTCCAGGTTCACGGTTCACGACCATATTTTGAGGAGCTATAGCAAGATGATCCCAACGTATTTTGGGGATTATTTTATGTATTTCACCCGAATTATCTTTTGCTTCGAGTACGACTTTAGAACCGCCTATTGAAGCGGCGTATACAGGATTTTGCGATTCAAGATGAGGCATCATTGACTGTACGATAGGATGAGTTTTTGAAAGTGTCGCAGTAACAACCGGAAGCCCATTTTCCCAACGAAAAGCTACGGGGCGACCTATAAGATTATCATTTTTTTCTTTTTTGGTAAGAAGTTCGTTTTTTGATTCATGCCAAAATTCGATAACGCCGATATCGAGAAATTCTTTGACCGTATCATCGTCAAAGGCTTCTTTGAGAACGACTTCATTATCTTGGTCTTCGGTAAGATGATTTGCGATTATATCAACAGTAACGAGTTTATCGTCTTTTGCTTTCTGTAGATTCGAGATGTAAAACCCGTTTACGCGGAATAACATTTATACCTTCGTTAGTATTCATGCTTATTCCTTTAACGGACTTTCAATAGCAGTTTCAATAAAAACTCATTTAGAAGAATGTCAAGAAATTTTTTCTTCTATCCAAGTTTTACACTTACGGCAAAGTATTTTTCTCAAATTTGCCTTTTTATCAACGTATACCGCCCTGACATTTTTTATAACTTCTTCATCAGGGTTGGAAACCTTATATACGCTTCCACAAGAACACTTTGACATTACCGGATTATCAATTACAATGTGCATTTTGGATTATTCCTTTTTATCCTTGTCCTATTTTTTATTGTTATTATTATTATTTTTGTCAACTTGTTTTTCTGTTAAGCCTTTATGACTACTTGATTTTAAATCTTCTCCTGTATGTTCGATCCCCTGTGCGGCTTGAGCATTGGGATTTTTACCAGCAAGAGCTTCTGCAATTACCGAAGCTACTCGTTTCAGAGTATTTTTTATTAAACTCCGATCTTCTTTAGATATTTTATTTTTTCCTCCAGTTTTAGATTTTTTCTTTTTATTTTTCTCTTCCGGTTTCCCTTTGACTTTGTTCTTACCACTTGTTACGAGTACCCATTTATCGCCTTCTTTACGATATTTCTTGCCGTTTTTATAGGTATGTACTTCCCCGGTGATTGCTTTTTTGGCTTTTAACATATCTTCAAGTTCTTCGGCTTTTGACATTGATTTTTTTTCGCCCCCCATAAGCTCCAAAGCAACATTATCGTTTATAGCTCTTTTTTTATTATCTACATAAATATTGTAGTTACCATGACGTCCATAAACTTTACCATTCCAATAGCCTTCTGGGATATATTTCTTTTCAGCTTCATTAATTTTTTCTTGTATAAGTTTATTCTTTTTATCTTGTTCCTCTTTATCTTTATTTTGTTTGAGCGATTCTGCTTTCAATTCGATTAAACGATTTTTAACAATATTTTTAAGATGTTCTACAAACTCGTTATCAATACTATCATTTATAGTTTTATTTAATACAGTATTAACTTCATTTTCTTTTTTACTGCTTTCTTTTGTAATTGTTCCTATTCTCTCCTTTAACATTTCTTTAAAATCTTTAGGAGTCCATTCTTTCATACGATCTATAAGTTTTTGTTCTTTTACATCATCAACAATAATTGTTTTTGCACCCGTATAATCAGTACTAACAAACATCCCATCAACTTGTGTTAAAAAGTTATCTTCAGCTATTTTCTTAATATGTTCTATCGGCTTATCAATTATTTGTTGTAGTTGTTCATTTTTATTTTTAAATTTAAGTTGTTTATTATCAATAGTTTCTTGTTTTTCTTTCCATGACTTTAATTTTTGACGATATTCAACATATTGCTCTAATTTTTGGGCTACACTTTTAGGAATAACTTCCTTTTCATTGTTTAAATATATATTGAAACCATATTTTTCATTACCATAAATTTTTCCATTCCAGAAATTATCTCCGCCCTTATCAAGAACGGAAGGTCTTTCTACCTTTTCGGGTTTTTGTTTCAAATGTTCATCTGATTCTTTTTGAAGTTTAGTTTCTTCATCTTCGATATCTTCTTCTGTATTTATTTGTTTTTTTATCTCATCTTTGACTTTATCAATTTCTTTGATTATGCTATTGTCTTTTTTTAATTCAGGATAATCCTTCAACACTTCAGGAGAAACCGTTTTACCTTCTTCAATAGCACGTCTTACAGAATCATTATGATAGTTTTCGTAATCAGAATAAGGAGCATTCGGATTCCCATTACCTTCATTTTGCCCCATAATTCGCCGCTCTTCTCGTTGCATCTCTACCCAATCTTTCTTGGTGGTTTCAAAAGCTTCTTTCCCTGAATCTTCAAATTTTTTCAATCGTGAGTTAGACAAATTTTCTTTTAATTTATTTTTTTCTTCTTTGCCTTGAATATTAGACAATTTATCTTCAATATCTTTTGCCAACGATTTACGAACAGATCCTTTAGTATTAGTCCAATCAGATATCCATTCCTTTAATCCACTTTTATCATCTTCATTGGTAATATTTTCTATTTTTTCTAATATATTTTCATACCATTTCTTTTCATCTTTCGGCATAGTCTCAAAGTTGTCTTTATCTTTTGATCCTGCATTTTGTTTTTTATTTTCCTTCTCATTAACTATCCCCGCAACAACACGCATTACAGAAATATTAAATTTCTTTCCTTCTTTCTTAACTACTTTTTTCTTTTCTGTAGGTTCTTTTTTAGCACCTTCTTTTGACTCTTTGCGCTCTGCTTTTGGTGCTGAAAGTTTTTTGTCCCATTTTTCTTTGTTTGTTATATATTCTATGACATGATCGGTGAAAGCATCTTTCCCAACACCTGTCAAAACTGTCTTATGGCTTTCATACATTTTATCAATTTTTTCTTTGGCTTCTTTATCAGATCCAAGACCAAAGAATGATATAATTTTAGAGAAAATAGACTTTTGCTTTGTTGGAAGTTCTCCTGTTTTTTTATAATGTTCGTATTCGGCTTTATTATAGAAATAAATATAACCTTTTCCCGATGGCTTCGGAACTCGTCTTACATATTTCGTAATCCTTGCCTTCTCCATAGGCTCTAACCCTGCATTAAATGGTAATGCTCCACGGAGAATATTTGATATTTCATAGGTATGTAACAACACTTCATCTACAAGCCCTGATTCTTGCAATTTAGTATAATATACCGGATTTTCCTCAAGATGATCCATTGCTATTTGCATTGCAATCTGGATATCATTTGTATGTTCCCCGAACTCTACTTGTATTCCCATAGCGAGTTGATAAACATCTATATCTGAAGGTATAAGGGTATTTTCTTTTGCCGCATAGACATCATCAAGAAAAGAACATTCATTTGCTTTTGTCATCGAGTTATCTGCCTTCTTAAAATATGAATATGCGATAGCCAAAGCCTGATTCCGATCAGTTACTATTTGTCCGCTACTTGATTTTAGTTTTCCAGCTTTAAATTCGTCCATAACTTTCTTAATCTTCGCCTGGACTTCGGGAGATTCTGCTTTCGCCATTCCACTTTCATGCATTGCTATCGCAACCGCTTGATTATGATCTTTTACATGTTCACCTGACCCAGAACGTAATGTCCCACGTTTAAATTCATGCATAACTGCGTCAAATTTATCTTTATTTAAATGTAGTTTTTTTCTTTTTTTAGCCCCTTCTCCAAGTTTATCAGAATGTTCATATGTTGATTCGGGAATAGCTTTTTCCATATTAATGAAAAATTTATCTTTAATTTTCAGTAGGGATTTTTTCATTTATTTCATTCTCCTGTAAACAAATACACCTTTTACACGATCAAAAGATTTAATCAAGATATTTTTATTTTTATTGAAATTATCGTTGAAAAAAGCTTTGAGTAATTGGTCATTTTCAGATAAAAATCTATCAATGAGTGGCATTACCTTTTCTTTAAAAATATTTTCTTCGGGATGTGTCCCTAAACTATCCCATCTTTGAAGTATATCTGTACTGTTTGTTTTAATAGCCCAATATTGCTCCAATGCTCTTGCGAAACATTCACAAGTACGATTATAGTATGCAGATTTTTGTTGTTTTTTCATGTTTTTTCTAAACGTATCTGCTATTTCGCCTGCAACATGGTTCGGATTATCGGAAATATAATGTCTGTCATTTTTTTCACCAACATAAAAATCCATAAAATGAGACCATTCATGAGCAAGAACAAATCCAGTCGTTCCATTTCCATATTGAGTTGTTACGCCGATTACCTTAAGAGAGGGTATAAATATCCCTGCTGCGTTCCGAGCGTGCATATTCTTATCCCCAGCATGAGATATTTTCAACCCAAAATTTTTAGCCATAGAAGATCTATTCCCAAAAACAGAGAATACGTCATCAACAGCATCTTTTATTTCGGTTATTTCTTTTGATGTAATCTCCGCGCCATTTTGTCTTTTTACTTTTACTCCCAAAGTGCTTAGAAGAGAATCATTTGTTCCTTTATCTCCATATGAAGTTTCTCTTCCTTTCGCATGAGCATTATAATAATCTTCAAGCTGTATTTCCATATCCGATGTTTTTTGAGCAATATCTTCTCTTATTTCTTTATATTTTTCCCACATGAACTTTGAACCACCGCCAGAAAAACCCGTTACATTCCGAATGAAATAAGAAAATACTCGTTGTTGATCATACGACATTTTCTTATCGGTTAAAACTGTAATTCTTTCTGCTGTAACTTTATAATCAGGATATTTTTCTTGTCTTTTTTTTGTTTCTTCTTTCTTTAACATCTTGGCTTTCTTGATAAAATAATCATAAGTTGCTGCAAGAACATCTCTATTCACTATAATATAAGTATCTTCACCTGCGATATGCCATTTTTTATCTTCTGTCCATACTTTCCGTTTTGCATTAGTCTGAATTAAATATTTGTCAGTTTCAAGTTTGTATGTTGGAATAACAAATCCTGCTCCTTTAAGAAATTTTTCATCAACTTCAGGAATATATGATGGTTTTTCTTTGGTAAGAATAGTTTTTTCATTTTGTAGTAAAATATCTTTCGGCTTTACTTTTAAATAACTTTTTAATAAATGTTGACTGTTATTTTTACCTTCAACTATTAATCCAGGGATAGAGACTACTTCATAATCAGGAACAAATTCAACCGTTGGCTCTATTATATTTTCTTTTTCTGGTTCTGTTAGTTCAGGGATATTAAGGATTTCATTTTCTTTTTCATTTCTGTTTTCAGGAGTTACAGTATTTATCGCAGTTGATATTTGAATATCTTTTGCTTTTTGTTCCGATGTTTCTTTAACAGGCTCGACAATAGCCTCTGACTCTTTGGCGGTTTCTTTTATAGGTTCTTCAGCCTTTTTATTATAAAGATCATAAATTTCTTTCATTGCGTTGGTATTAAACTTAGGCTTTTCAGAAGGTGTAGAAGCCTTCTTTTCGGCATTTGTATCCTTTTTGGCATCATCCGCTTTTGTTTCGGGAGTTTTATTTGAAAACTTACTGTCCCATTTATCTTTATGAATAAAATATTCTGAAAGATGATCTGCCCAACCGAGTAAAGATAAATTATATTTTGCTGAAATTTTATGTTCGTAATAGTCTTTTTTAATCTTTTCTTTTGCAATCTTCTCATCAGATAGACCAAAGAAATTTTTAAAAGCTTCTACGACATTAAAGGGTTTTTCTTTTTCGGTTGTCGAGTGCGTACCGTCTGCGTAATAATATTTGAACTTACCGTCTTTCATTCGTTCTTTTCGGATATATTTGACGATACGGGCTTTAAACATATCTGTACTCATCTTTGCTCTTTCGGTTGCTATCCGATAGACTACTGTTTCAAGTTTTGAAGGATCAAGACTTTTGCTCTCTGCAAAAGCATGTATTTTTGAATCAGGAGGGTTTGGATTATCTATAAGAAATTTTATAACATCTATTTCAATCTGAGGACGCTTTTTATCTTTTTTGGCTTGTTTCTCCATTTGAATCAATCGAGTATAATAATCTTTCATTTCTTTTTCAGTATGATTCATCGAAATATGTTTATATATTTCCTTATCAAGAGGCATCTTCCCATTTTTTTTAACATAAGAACGGATAAAATCAACTGTCTCTTTATGTTCTGATTCTATTTTCGTTCCGATAGATAATTGATTGGCTTTCTCTAACAGCTGATGATTCGGGATTTTTACTTTTTTTATTTTATCCAAATCTCCAGTTATCACCGCACCATCAGGAGTTATTACAAAATCTGCTATATTTAATCTATCAAAATAATCCATTAACTCTAAACTGTCATAAGCTTCAGCCGAATTCACGATATCTTTAGGAGAAAATTCTTTTCTTACTACTTTTTCAATATGTTCTTTTTTTTCTTCTATAGTTAATTCATTTTTCATATCTAAAGGAATAAATAATTCCTGTATTTCATCTGGCATTATATCTTTTACATATTGATTAGTAAAAAGATTTACAACCATATCCATATCTTTAGTATTTGATGATGAAAGATCTAATACTTTTGCATTTTTATCTGGATGAATAAGGAACATCGAACCTGACCGACCATAATGTTCTGCAACATCCCATCTTTTAGTACATTGGGTCACTGCTCCTGTAGTCAAATCCTCATTATGTCCTCTACTTCTTCCATGAACGTACCATCCCTCTGGTATTTCTTTATTAATAAACATTCTTTCCGCCCATTCAGAAGTACCTTCAACTATTTCCTTTGATTCTTTTTTTACATTATTTTTATAAAAATATTTCCACCCGCCTTTACCGTCGGGTTCACGTCTTACATATTTTGTAATACGAGCTTTCTCCATCTTTGCAAACTGATCATAATATTTTGGGTTTTCCGTTAAACGCCCGATTGCGATATCTGACGCGATTTTAGGATCATCTCGGAATCGCATTTCATACTCTATAGCAAATCTTAATTGTTGAGGAGAGAAAGAGGAAAAGAGAGGGTTTTTCATGTGATACTACGTCCTTTTACAAATTTACTTTTGCACCTTTGAAATTTTTGTCAACTCGGAATAATCATGACAATTACGATATGGTTGCAAATCCAGATTTTTAGGAGTTTCCGTAAGTCTCTCATCTCCAGCTTTCTTAATGTACTTTTGCATAAAGGAATTATAACCTTTCCATGAAATACCTTGAGATTCTACATATGCTTTTTCGGCACGTAATGCGATCTGGTGAGCTTTGGCATATTCCAGATGATATGTTTTCTCCATTGCCTTTTCAGTAGCTTCGTGCATTATCAGAGCATCATCAGAATCAAAATGTCCACGTGTTTTCATCTTTGGAAGATGTCTATCGATGTAAATTGTTTTAGCGTCTTTGCTGTATCCGCATAAATAAGGAATATCAAAATCATGGTTGACGGTTATTTCTTTTTTTATTTGATCCAAGGATTGTACAATTTCTTTATCTGAAATATCAAAAGAATCGTGTGCTTTTGTCATATCAGATTCATTCGGATCAAAATTACCATTATTATTTGTTGCTGATTTTATTTGTGAAGCATCATCTACAATAAATGTTGTAGATTTTCGCCCCTCCTTCTTCCCGGAAGGGGAATCATATACATTTTTTATAATTATACCATCATTCTCAAACTTGCCTAAGAATCTTAATAGTGGCTCAATTTTGTCAAAAATATCATTGAAAGATTTACCTTCAGCATCAAAAATTTTGGGATTTTCCATTTTTACATAGACTTTTATTATATTTGACCCATATAATTGGGCTTCTTCCTGTTTATCTGTAAAATAAATTCCATTTCGTCCGTGTAATCTCTCAGGTTTAAATTCTTTAATATTTGAAGCCGTTGTTCCGTGATAAACGATTAAGGGTTTACCATTTTTATCTACAACTTTTGAATCCCCAAACCACTTTTTAAATTCAGGAGTTTCGGTTTGAGATATTTTTCTATCTTTATGTTCTTCCTGATTTTGGATTGTATTATTCTTTATATTGTTTTTATAAAAATACTTCCATCCGCCTTTACCGTCTGGTTCACGTCTTACATATTTTGTAATTCTGGCTTTTAGCATTTCTAAAAATGTTGCTTTTTGTAGCGGTTCTTGCTCTATAAAATTATCCCCAAAAGGTTCATATCTATACCCGTTTTGGATGTATTCTCGTATGCCCTTTGTATTCGTCTGGACTATTGAACCAAATCCGGTCCAGTTTTTAGAATAACATGATCGATATAGCTTTTCTGCTTCTTCGGCGGTATTACAACCCATAACCAACTTGATTTCGTCAAACATCCCCGTTTCCGGACACACCTGATTTATGGCAAACACTTTATTTGTTGATAAATTTTCACCAAGAAAGAAATCTATTTTATCGCCATCAGCACCTTCTTCTCCTGGCTTTGTATCAATATATCCGTAGTGTGCCTTCATAATATTCATCCAACGCTTACCGTCAGATCCGCGACCAAAACGGATAGATCCTTTCGGATTTTCGATTATAAGAGAAAGCCCTTTGAATAATATTTTACCCTTTTTATAATTTCCCGTTTTCTTTTGTGCTTCGAACGGGGAAGGATCAACTTGCATAGATTTTAATTGCTCTTTTATTTCAGCAATTTCATCTTTAGGATTAAATATTTCTTTTATCTGCGATACTATTTCGGTATTTTTTTCTTTGAAATTTATAGCACTTCCTCCGGCATCATTAAATGCTTTTACGTTTTTACCATAGTCATCTATCAATACGCTTTTATTTGACGCTGCGTATTCTTCTTTTTTATCACTGAATAGAATTGTTTTAACTTCAGGGAAATACTGCTTCGCCCATGCTATTTTATCCATCTTACAAGAATCTATAGAATCCATCGGAGTTGTCAGAAATATAATAGCGTAATAATCTTTGAGCATATCGTAAAGCTCTTTCCCTTTGGGAAGGACGGGCAATTTACGCCAAAAATGAGGGATCAAACCTATCGTCTGTCGAACAGTAAAAGTATCATCTTTAAAGATATTACGTCCGGACAACTCTTTATATCCTGTTCCTATATCTGCGATAACTCCGTCCATATCCATGTACAAAACTTCTTTCCCAGCGGGGATAATCGGACGCGACTTCTCAAGTTTTTTAGTAAAATCTTCGGTTGCCCTTACAAAATCAATAGAATATTCTTTTACGGGAACAGGATTTTTACCTTTAAATAGATTAACATATTTTATTCCATCTTGAACTGAAGAAATATCTTCCAAAAGTTCTGAAGGTATTTCGACATCTTTGATAGCATCAAAATCACCACGTTTACGGATAAAACTATTTGTCGTTGTATCATATCGAGGATTTAGGTATTCTCTAACCTTGTCTTCTACACTTTCCCAAACATCCGACCTGATATTGTCTTCTCCAATACGCTGAACAATTGAAACCATAAGATCATATCCGTCTGGTTCTTCAAAAGAAAGAATTTTACGGAAAGATGTATTTATCAGAATTGATTTTAAATACCATTTATAAACTGTACAGAAAATTTCTTCTGCTGATTTCTTTTCCCATTCGTATTCATAAATGGCACTCGAAAGTTTTCCACTATCAAAGATTTCCTGGAATAATTCTTGCTCGTCATAGGTCAATCGGGTTCTCCAAAAGATATGACCTATCTCGTGAAAAGCATTATCGATGTATCCGTCTTTATCATAAAGATAAATTTGCGCTCCAACAGTTTTAGAAACAATATCTGTTTTTTTTATTTCATCTGTAAGATTAAGAAAATTAAAAATAACAGGAGTTTTCGGAAGAAAAGGTTTCCCATTTCTAAGCGGTGCAATAATATTATCAAATTCATTAATCGGCGTTTTCCATTCATTGCGTCCGATGATTGCAAAATTATCTGTTGAGGCATCAATATCGTCCTGATCTATTTCATCATTTACAATAATTGCTTTTACAGGGACATCTATACTAAAAACTTTTCCGTCGGTATCCTCAAAAGTGTTTTGTTTTGCTTCGTCCATTCCTATAATAAAATGATCCTGTACGAGAACCGGTAGTCCCTTTATAAGAGATTGCCTGATTTCTTCTGGTTCATATCTCCCAAAGGATATATTATATTGATTTTTTAACATTTCTTTTGATTTTTCAAGATTATCTATCTTAATATTTTTCCTGATAAGTGCTTTTATTTGAGACTTGTTCATGAAAACCTTCCTTATATGGTTGATAAATCAATGCAAAAGGGAGCGTATATGTCAAGATTTAATTAAAAATGTAAAAAAAATTGGTTTTAGCAAAAAAAATGTTGACAAAAAATATGTTAAATAGAGTTATATGGGTATATCAGAACGGGTGGCGGAATTGGTAGACGCTAATAGTCTGTGGGCGGTACTAACAGCAGTAAGGTATGTGTAAAAGAGGTCTCCCATAAACATGCCATGCAGGTTCGAATCCTGCCCCGTTCAAATGGCTCTCTGGAAGGCACATCCAGATAAACGCTCGGTAATTGGTGCAGTAAATAACGAGACCGGGACGCTGACGATACGTAATTACTCCATAACGTGCGGCGATCATATCGGAGTATGACTACCTGAGAAAGGAAAAGGCGGTTTTTGGTAACAATGTGGAACCAATGACAGTCGGCAAAGAGTCCGGCGGAAGTTTTACTAAAATAAAAGGAGAATTTAAAATGGACAACAAACAGGTTATTTTATCGTATGAAGATCATGAAGAACTTTTAAAGAAAGCGGCAGAAGCTGACAAAAAGGAACATACCTATAGTTTAGTAATAAGAAAGGACTATAGCTTTTTTTACGAAATTAAAGCTTTTTCTTCCGAAGATGCCATAATCGCAGAAGCGGTTGAAGTATGTAATAGAGAAATAAGAGATCTTCAAATAATACATAACAGCACACGGGAACTACTTAGTCAAGAAATAGATAAAAATTCTTTTTATACTTTTTATAAAAGAGCATTTTGGTCATTGCTTTTTATTTTTATTGCCGGATCTATATATTTTATGTTTATAAAATAATGAAGGATATTTATGTTTTATGTAATTTTATTTATAGCGTTTGTTGTTATGTTTGTTAAATCAATTTTATCATCAGAAGAAGATTATGCGGCTTCTTGGTTCATAATTTCTTTACTTACTGGTATACTGTTATTTATAACAATTTGTTCTGGAGTAAGGGATTATTCGGGATTAAGTGCAAAATATGATTCTATTCAAAACCAACGTATAAGGATTATTGATATCCAAAAATCTTATTATCCACAAAAGGAACAAGGGACAATGATTTCCGGATCAATTGAAAACTTATCTCAATCAAAAATTTTATCGGAAGCTATTTTGGCACTTACCGAAATAGAATCAAATTATATTGAATCAAGAAAAAAGGCTATCATTGCTATGGATTCTAAAATATATTTTTGGTTTTTGGACGGATTGTTTATTCCTAAAGAAGTAAGGAATTTACCAGAATTAAAATCAGTAAACTTTAAATGGTAATTGGAGAAATATAATATTATGAAATGGATGGAAATGAAATATATTGATGCAAATGATTGTAAGCAAAGTGCTGATTTTAATATATTATTGAATAATATCCGGTTTTTATTGGATTTCGATATCCGTGATCCACAAATATTATATTCAAAAGATTTATATTCCAGTATAAATCCGCGCGACAAAGAATGTATTAATATAGGGGAAGAGATGAGTGATTTTGTATTTAGGATTAAAAATCATGGATACAATCAAATTGTCAAAGAACTTAATAAAATTTATAAGGAGATTCCCCATGCAACTCATTAAAAAAATCAATCTTTTGCTTGATCTTATCGCTTATCGTATGGACAATGATCATTATAATTCTCAGTGGTATGAAGATACAAAAAAATAGACCTGTCGCCAAGTCGGTAAGGCAACGGCTTTTGAAGCCGTCACTCGCTGGTTCAAGTCCAGCCAGGTCTGCATTTTAATAAAAAAGGATAATATTATGTATTGCCAAGATTGCGAGTTTTTTCATCAAGATTATGATAAAACTAAAGATTTAGGTAAAATTATTGGGGAATGTGCTTCGGATAAAATCATATATTCTGAAGATAGAAATCCCCCTTCAAGCGGTGCAACATATACTGATTACGAAGGATATGATGCTTATTTTATGGTAAGTGAAGATTTCGGATGCATTAATTTTGAACAAAAATCGAAATAAGGGGATAATCATGGATTTATCACAAAAATACTTTGAAGAAACAAAAAAAGAAACATATTCAGCCGATCTTCCAGAAGGCGGTTATACAAGAGAATATGTTGAATGGCTTGAAAATAAAATTGAAAAATATTCTCAATCGAACAAAAAAGATGTTCAAAAACTATGTTTTGAAATTGATATTTTATGGTCAGTTATGAATAAATATCAATTATCAGATGACATTATATTATCCATGAGAAGAGTGCTGTTGCAAAACGAGATTATAAAAGTATTAAGCAACCTTAAAGACAAAGGATAACAATATCATAATGAACCAATTTAATAATTCAATAGAAGATCCTGAAGAGAATTTACCGGAGAAACGCAAAACGATAAAAGATCTTTTTTTGCTTAAAGTAAATATGCTTGAACGCTTAAATGAGATACAGAATAAAGACAAAGAAATCTCTGATATCTATAAATCAATTGATGGATATTCTCCTATTGATCTTAAAAATGGGTTTCCGCATATGGAGCAACGAGAAGAAAAACACATCGACCGCACTATATGGTGGTATATTCTTCGACAATTTGGGTTGCAGAAATATATGCTTTGCACCGAATACAAAAAACTATGCAATGATATCAACCAATATGTTTTTCCGCCATTTACAATTGAGAATGTAGAATCTTGGGTTGAAGGGTTAAAGGCTCTTATTTATGATAATGTTAGAACATTAGTCAAAACAGTATTTACGGAATTAACAGAACAAACATATCATACCGGTGGATGGAATAGCCCAAAGAAAAAAAGAAACAACAACGGTGTTGATAAGGTTTTTATTTTGGGGGCAATGGATCATCGTAGAATTTTTGGATATGATGATCGCCCAACAATTACAGACGATCTTGAAAAAGTTTGTTATATTCTTGACGGGAAAAAGGTTCCCGATATAACAATCATAAATAAAATGAAAAAAGAAAAATCGAGTATTGGGCATAATGATTATTTTCAGATAAAAGCGTACAAGACGAATACTCATTATAAGTTTTTAAACGAAGAAATTCGTGCAAAAATCAATCTATATGGTGGAGATCCTTCTCGAATCGGAGAGAATATCCGGATAAAGATTTTTGATAGATGGTAATATTAAATAAAGGAGTAAATTATGCTTAAATGTTCTGTATGTGGGAAAATATATTTTCATCCTTTTTTCAAAGAATGTGGTAAATGTTGGGGCATCAGGACGAGAAACGCAGGAACACATTCATGTTATGTCCGAGATATTCGGTGGTGGGTTTACGATATTATTGATTTTATAAAATCTCAATGGATGATAATTCTCCCACTGATTTGTATGGTTGTCACAACAATATTTTTTGGTATTATTGTTTACATGTTAAATGTTAATTGAATATAATTTTTTTAAAAGGACATTAAAATGATAAGATTTTTAAATTTAACAGATGACATATGGGGTGCAGACAATGAAGATAGAATTTTCGAGTTTGCATGGTATGATACTGTAAGCGGAACGATAATATCGTTTAACGAACAAACAGTATGGTCGAGTTGGGAAGACTTTGAAGATGATTTTAATAATAGTGATGATATTTTTTCTCTTATAGACATAAACAGATTTAAGAATATTTTTAAGGAAGGTAAAAAATAAAAGAATTCCTATTTCTGCTATAGGCGTAATCTTCTTTCCCTGTATATTCCTTAACGATCTGTGAACAAAACTCTATCATTATCTCTTGAATCCGTCTATCCATATAATCGCATACTGATTTAAAAATTGGTTTTGGTGAAACATCCGGATATTGCCATCCTTTTGAATTGGAAGTGACACAACGAAAAATCCCATATCCACTATGCAATTGAGCTGTTTTAAATTTTGTAAGTCCAGAGATATTAACTTGTTTTGTTCCGGATACTGTTGTTACGTCTACTGATCCGGAACCGAGACGTTCACCTGATTTTACTATTTTGTACATTTCTTTGGTCATTTCACGACCACCAAATTCGCTAGACATTGTTCCTTGACCTTCTTTTCTCGGTGTAGAAACGGGTAAAGGGATTACAATATATCGGATAGCTTTTCCATTACCATCAAAACCATCTTTTGCTTTTTCACTTTTTAAAAGTGCGTCTTTTATTGACCATGACGAAACTCCTTTTTCCATCATCATAGCAAACATAAAATTAGTTTTATTACTGCCTTTATCTTTAATTTCTTCATCAAGAAACAATGTACCATCTAAACCTTTAGATTCTCCTCTTATTGCTTCTGCATATTTTTTACCCCAACCGCCAGCCGCAATTGCTTTTTGTATCCAGCATTCTTTACCTTCTGAAACAATAAGACCTATCAATCCAGGTAAACAATTGTCGATATGATTAACTATTTTTTCAACTTCAGCAGAAGAAATGTCAATATCTGAATTGCCCAAAGATTGCGAAATAGAATCAATAATCGTATCTGCATCAAGATCAAGAATCATTTCTATTTTTCTCCGCAGCTTCAAAAATTTGTCTATCACTTGTAGTCCCTGCCGATACGGGAATCGGAAGATTAGGGTTATCATTCCAGCGTTTTAAAGATGATTTATATTCATCAGGAGATACTCTTTCATACAAATTATCATTAAACATCACTCTGTTATTGCCGACAAAATGAGGCTTTCTATTTTCTATTTCTTCCGGTGTAAACTCAAAATCTTTTTTCTTTGGTATTCCTGAATACTGCGTCAATTTGGCTTCTACTCGTCCCGTATTTTCATTGTAAAATTCTTTTTCAAAATCTATAGGATGTAACGTAGCTACCCCGTGCGGATGAGCAGGTGTACAGATTTGCCAGTAAGGATCTTTATACGAATACCGTCCGACATTATTTTTACCAATCCAAACAGCGATATCTGTAAAATAATCATCAATACCCATTGACGAAAGACTGTCATTATTTTTATCTCTTATAACGTCTTCCGGAAGTAACCTGACAATAGTCCCTTGTTGGGATTTACACCACTTACAAGTTCCGCCTGTATAAACAAAATATTGTGCTTTTTCTGGATTTTCTATTGATTCCCTTGCCTCTTCTTCATGAGGCGCAAGAATACCGGCTTCATAAATGCTTTGAACCTCTGTTTCAGCAATCCTATTCCAATCGCGTCTCAATACGTCTGCTGATTGTTTAGATCCTCCCTGAACATTCCAGTAAAGGTCAGACGCTATTTGCGTTGGGCTTTTACCGGCATTAAGACCTTGCACTACATTCTTTCGTATTGAGCTTTTTACTTTATTTTCAACGTCTGCTACGTGCATTGCTACACGTGACAAGGCTTTATTCATAGTCCGGCGTTCAGACGGTTTTAAATCTGCATATATTTCTTCAATCCGCGACGGCATTTTATTCTTATATTCTTCTTCATCTATCTGTTCAAAAGATTTATTCTCAAAGTTCTTCTTCTTTTCTTCTCTATATTTACTTGTTTTCTTGCCAAGAATAAAACCTTTTAGAGTCATATCCTCTGAATTTTTTTGAGTTTGTTTTACCCAAAAATCATGGATATCGTCCTGAACTTTTTGCCATCTTTTTTCATCAATAACTGATCCATCTTTATTAAATAGTTTTACCTTTGGTCTGAATTTTTTAACACGATACTTAAAAATATTTTTAAACTTTTCAAATATGCTTTTAAAGAATCCAGCTTTCTCAAGTTTTGACGGATCATTTTTTATTAGTTTATATGCTTCGTTTTCAGAAATACCAAGAGTTGTTCCTATACCAACAAATATTTCATTGATAACCGAAGAAACGTAAGCCGACCAATATTCGGTCAGCTCACGTATGTATTTAACTTCTTGATATTCTTTTTGCTCAACCTGTTTAACGGTTTTTTTCATATTGCCATATTATGCAGCAGGATTAAGAATACGTAAATATGTACCATCATAAATAATTTCTGCAACCATTCCAATAGCTAAACTACCTGCCGCTACTGCCGCACCAGTTCCCTTGATTACTGTTTTTGCACCAAGAGTATTAACATTCAATGTCGGAGTCGCGCCCGTATTAGAAACAGAAACCACATATGAAAATCTCATTCCTGGATAATAAGTTGAAACAAGAAGCGGAATAGTCGCTGTCTGTACTTGTGCAGTTCCTCCGCCAACTCCAAAAGTAGGAATCGCCGGAGGTCCAACAATAGCAGAACCAGTCAGAACAGGAATAATATTATCTGGAGCAACAATGGTATAAGCAGAATTGCATGATACGCCATAATTACAAGTTATTTGAGTTAAATAATGTGGAGTGGTAATTGTATTAGTATTGTTAAATACAATATTTGAAGTATCTCCTTTATTTATACAAATGCTCCCCTTGCCAAAGACTTGTCCCGAAGTAACAGTTATATTGGCGGATGAAACATTTGCCTTGTTAAGATTACAATCATTTAAAATTACTACCGCAGAAGAACCGTTCACAACAATCGAACCCCCGCCAGTCATCCCCCTGAAATATGGAGTCCCACCCGTAATTGTCATTGTTCCCGTATAATTTAATGAATCAAAATGTATAAATCCTCCTTGGATTGTAACCGCTCCATTGATTGATCCGCCAATTCTCATCGATCTGGCTGCTCCGGTATAAGCATAAACAACCGCCCCAACAGTATTTAAATCGTAAACAGTCAATACTTCGTTTACTGTAATGGTTCCAGAAGAGGTTAATGTTGATTTATTCCCATAAATTGTAATCGGATATGCGGGTAAAGATACTGTTCCCGTTTCAACATAAGCTCCAGGAGCTAGATTGATTGCTACCGCAGAATGTGCAACGACTAGAGCATCACTAAATTTTAAAAAAGGTTTTTCATATGTTCCATCTGGAGTATATTCGTCAGTTCTATTCCCATCAACATAAATGGTTGTAGAAGGGAATGTTTCTCCTTCTGAAACTACGGAAGGTGTTCCCGTGTCGAGCCAACCTTCCTTTGTATATTTCCACATTGAACTTGTGCTTTTTATGATAGCATAATCACCTTGATCTGAAGGTTTTAAAAGTTCAGGGATATCAAAAGTTCCTATGTTCTTTGCCATTGTTATAAAACTCCTATTTAATTAAATTCAAAATTATTGTAGTGATGGAGTCTTTTTTAAATTGACTATTTCCTACTGAAAAAGAAAAACTTGAAAAAGCAATAAAAAATACGATAGCAAGATAGAAGGTAACTTTAAATAAATTCTTACCGCCGATGAGCCACCGCAAAAAATCCCATACATTTCTAATATGATCTGTTTTTCTTCTTTGCGGTGTCATTTAAATTATTCCTTCTCGGTTAATTTGATTTCGAGTTCAGGCTCTTCCGATGTTTCCGTTTCTATTGCTTCTTCTTCAACTAATTTGTTCGTTGCTTCTGAACTTTCTTCAACAACCGTTTCGAATTTAGGCTTTTCATCAATAATAGGATCAGGTGTAAGATCATCTGCTTTAACCAAAAACTCGTAATGCGTAATGGGTAGATTTGTATTCTTCCATGCATTATTGATATGAAGATAAACTGTCCCCGAATCTTTCACAAAAGCGAAACATCCATCCAGTACACAAGGATATTGCTGTTTCAAAAAATCGAAGTGGTCAAATATCCCAAGATTCTTTTTCATAAAATTTTATTCCTTTTGTTTGAAATTATATACCAAAAACGATTTTCTGCACTTTTTGTACAGTTCCCGTTGTTGATCCTTTTGCAAATATAATACGTCCGACAATTACTGATGAATTTTTTATCGTATCAGGGATAGAAACTGGCGCGCTGTTAATTGCATCCTGAAGAGATGTAAATTTACCAGAAAGCACTGTAAAAGCAAGTTTATTCGTTCCATCAACCAAACGATAAAGATAATTTGCCACATATTCGCCATCGGCAAGAGCAACAAGACCCGCACCTTGATACTGAAGATTATTAAGTTGGGTAACCTTACTTGTCTGCCATTCGGAACTTGAATTTTTGTAATAAAGATAAAGATCATTATTTGATAAAGACGAATCAAACGCAAGCGGAGCAATAGTATCAAGCCCGTGAGTTACGGACAATGCCCCTATTTGAGTATAAAGGTTTGAATCATGAGTAAGTGTAAATTCATCTATCAAAACATACTGATGTTGTTTCCGTTGATCGGCAATAATTTTTTCAGCAAGTCCGTCTCCGGAAACACCGAGAGGAATAGAATAAATATTGCTATTAAAATACAGAACTTTACAAACAGGGATTATGCTGGAATAATTAACTGAAGAGATATCGGAATAAATCTGATATTGAGGAGTTCCCGCATTATAATCAATACCGATTATGTTAACTCCAGTCGCAAGCTCAAAAGACGCTGTAGGGATTGTATATTCTCCAAACACTCCAGCAAAAGAAGCGGCAGAGAAAACAAATGCAGTTGTCGCTGGAAGGACATATTTCTCTGCAACAAGGGCGGTTGGAAGTGTTGGGAAAGTTCCGGTAAGCCCTGCATTCTTTACTTTATCCATATAAGCAGAAACGGCACTTTTTATATAAACATAACCATCGGAATCATTGGTTGTAAGATAATCAGTAATTGCTTGGCATATTACAAGATCCGCAGGTAAATCAAGGGCTTCCGCAATAGTGGTATTGCTGATTGCCCAATCCTGAAGTATATCATTAAGTTCGTCAGTATCAGTAACTCCAACATATACTTCATATGTCGTACTTTTATGAGAGATTTGGCAATACATTAAACTTTTTTTATTCACTGACATTTTAAAAAACTCCTGTTATATTAATCTAAACGCTTTTTCCATTTTTTGAGATGAATCACTTCCTAAAGCTTCATTCATTGCATCATCAACGGTTGAATCAAGATCATCATCTTCGGTATCATCACTACCAAAATCATTTTGATTATCACTTTGATCTTGACCTTGCTGTTCTTGTTGTTCTTTATTCATTATATATTGAATAAATTGAGGGTTCGCAATAATATCACCATATTTGATCGGTTTGTCACCGCGTTTTATGCGACTTTCATTAATTGTAGTATCTGTTCTTATTGCCTTTTCTCTAAGATCAGCCTCAAAACCTTTATCCTCAAAAGATAATCCGTTAAAACGGAAATTCCAGTCTTTTGCAAAATCATATCCACTGAGTTCAAGGAATCTATTTGTCGTATACGCAAAAGAGGTCAGCATTTCGGCAAGACCGCGATTCTTAGAAAACTTTTGTTTCCCATCGCTGTTCTCTGACATAATCTGAGTTGCTTGATTAAATCGTAACCCGCATTCAGTAGGATCTATACCCATACAGGCAAAAGTTAATGCACCTGTAAATTCAAGGTACGATTGATATTCCATATCACGATTTGACGGCAAAAGATTAAGAACTTTTGCATCCCCATTAAGAAGCGGAATATTCCATTGAGAATCTACACCTTCAAAATTTGCCATCCATTCGTCTTGAAGATCTTCAAGTTGTTCTTCGGTGTAACCGCTTTCCTTGCCCATAGAAATTGCTACTTTTGGAATAGCACCACGGGAAAGACCGTTTGAATTATAGGAAAGGGAATTGATAAAAGCAGTTATGGCAATATTCGCTTTTTCAATAACTGAAAACCCTTGTTTATAATAACGAACATCATTAAGGTCATTTGAAATATCATAAATCATGTCTTTATTTGTGAAAGCCGCAGCAATCCCGCCGCCACTCATGCCATAAAGAAGTTCTTGAACAAATGCTATTTTTTCGACTGGAGGAACATTTGTCAGACGGGCTTGACGGATCTTTTCGGCAAGTTCTGTATAACCCCCTCCCATCCCAGCGGTAATCATCGAACACGAACCCCAAAACCCGCCAGGAAGTACAGGGAACACTGTAGCACCGTCGAGAGTCCATAGTGCTATAGCACGTCCCTTGAGATCGCGTTCAATCTCCCAGCATACTTTATCAATAGTTATTCGATCACGAACATATTGAGTAATTCTTTCACGGAAATAAGAAGGTTCATCAACACCATCAAATGACGTATAATCAGAAGAATGACCTTTTTCTAGAAGGTATTCAAGGAAAAGTTTCTGCTTTTCCATTTTGGGCGTCATTTGTTGTTTCTCATCACGCGGGACAAATTCCCAACCGGGAACATCTTTATCATGGGAAATGTTAGAATATTCAAGAGCTTGCTGTATCCGGAGCGTTATTCCAGCGGCAACAACCGGATTCCGACGCTCAACCATTTTAAGGATTCTATCTGGGATTTTATCACGTTGATAAACAACATTGTTATAAGAGATATTATTGAGTTGATCGTATTTTACGCCGGAAGGAACAGAAAGAGAGAGCCGCTTTTCAAGTTCTTTGACAGCGGCTCTTCCTTCTTTATAAGCTCTATTGTAGGTATCAGCTATTTGGTTCTGTTGAGGTTGCGGAGATGACATCGGGCTTTGCGCCTTTTGCATCTTTCTTTGTTGCTTTCTTCGGTTTGGATGACTCATTTATTTGTTCATCAGCCTCATTGAACGTTTTTTCGTCTTCCAATTCATCGGGAATTGGGATAGAAATTATATCTGTTCCGTTCTTAGCTATTAAAACTAAATCGTCAAGCTTATTTTTTTTTACAAGTGCAAACATATTCCAAATCATAATCATTGCTTTTCCATCTTGTTCATCAACACCTTTAAAGAACGGATATGATTTTTTTAATTGTACATTAACCAATTCTAGTGCCTTTTCAAATTTCATATAATCTCCTTAATTTTTTTAATTTGCTTTTTTGCCCATATAATTGTGTTTTGAACATCAATTTTGTTTTGATCTATTTGATCTTTGTCCCTTAAAATTGGGATATTTTCCATATAATCAAGATAACAATTTAATTCATCATCAATTATATGAATTCTATTAATAAAAAATTCGCCATTACAATAAATCAATTCATGAGAATTGTCATTGATCATAATAGAGCTTATTTGCAAAGATTCTTTAATCTCGGTATTTTCGGGAATAATACAAAAAGGCGATAAAACAATATTTTTATTAAGTAAAGTTTTTTCATGTATAAATGAAAAATTACCAATAATTGATCCGGATCTTATTCGCGATCCTTTACCAATAATAACATTATCACCAATAATAACATCTTCTCCAATAAAAACATTATCTGAAATAATTACAGATTGAGAAATAATAGTATTCGGACCAATAAGAACACCATTTCCTATATGTGATTTTTTACCTATTTTCACATCATGCGAAATTTTACAATTCGAATTAATGGTTACATCTTCATCGAAAAAACAAGAGTGTTCAATCGTGCAATTAAACAATACCCGTACTGAATTATCAATAAATGTCGGTTGCAAACTATCCAAACATTCAAATATTATCTTTTGATCTTTAACTTTTTGATCTGTAGGGTCTACTTCTATCCACCCTTGTCCTAATTGAAAAATTTCCATTACTTTTTCCTCTTTACCTTTTTATAAATATTCAATCCGATCTTAATATCATTTGATTCGGGTATTGCGATACCCCCGCCGGTTGACGCAATTATAATCGATTTTTTAGAAGCACTTTCCCCATATTCTTTTGTAAGATCAACGACAATAGTTAATTTCTTACCGTCACTCGTCATTTCTACATTTTGCATTATTTTAGTCCTTTTGTAAGTTTTGTTTTCTCAAACTCCAGAAGCTTTGAATAAACCGCATCATACCATATTTTATACGTGTTAAATATTGGCTTGCCATAAAATTTAGCCATTAGGGAAAACATCAATACTATTGGAGCAAAAACATAATGGAAATAAACAATAAAAATAATGATATATAATATGTCCGTAGCAATATCATATACCCACAAAGAAATAGTTCTATTTGCAAATTTTATATTTTCTTTATGAAAACGCTTGTCAAAGTATCCTTCTTGAGCATTACTTATACAAAAAAGCAAATACAAAATATTTAAAGAAAACAGAATCCCGGTAAACACCCCGAATCCTCCAACAAAATCAGGAACATAAAATTTAATCAAAAACAAAACAAAACAGAATATAGCATCTGAAAAAATATGTTTTAAAATTTCCATTTTAATCTACCTTCCTTACGGTTAAAAGTTTTGAATTGTTTATTATATGTTTTGTGTTTTCAGTATTAGCGATATCACCATATTTTTTTTTATTTGAAGCAAAAATCATTGAAAATTCATTTAAAATAGATTGGAATGTTTGTTCACTTGCGATAGAGGCATTATCCGGAACAAAATTTTCTTGCTGTTTAAATATCTGGATTGATTTTTTTTTCATTTTGCTCTTTATACCATCCACTAAAATTTGAATCAGGATATAGCAACACAATATTTTCAGCAAGGTCTACAACCATTTCTGAAAATGTTTCTTTCGATCCCTTTTTTAACCAATCAACTTCAATAATATTGGAAATATCTTCATTAAGAGGATTTTCCGGCAATAGCATATCGGCGTTCTGACGACTTGCTCTATTTGGATTTATGATAAACCAATAAAAACCAGCGTCCCAGGACCATGAGATACGGATATTTATTTCAGAATCATATATTTTTTGGATTATACTGATAGGCTGTTTCATATTTTATTTACCAAGTGCAATTTCATAGTTTTTCTGACGAATACTTTCATAAACAATTTCATCTGTTACCGTTAAAAGATGTGATTGATCAAAGAAATGATCAAAGAGCGGAATAAAATTACTGGTCTTGAAAATTTCAATCAAACGTATTCCTTTAATGGGAATTACATTAGGATTTTTTTCAAAACCAAGCTTCTTTAATTCTTTTCGCTGGAGTTCAAAAGGAAGTTTAATAATATTACTGTACTCTTTTTGATCTTTTGCCGCAAGATCTCTCTTCCCACCAGCATAAGAAACAAAATATGTTTCATCATGGTAAATCCGACGATTACCAATAGACGTAAATCCCGCCATTGTTTAATACTCCGCTATGGTTTTTTTAATACTTTTGATGATCGCGACTTCAAGACCTTTTTTGTGCTCAATTTTTTCAGCAAAAGTTAAAATTTCTTGAGGCTTCATATCAAAAACATTTGCATATTTTTGTAGCATTTCCATTGTAACCTTTCTTCGTCCCTTTTCCATCAATGATACAAATGAGCTATCGGGCATCCCTAGCTTGTCCGCAAGGTCCACCGCCTTCATATCATGATAAACCCGAAGTAATTTTAAAGCTTTATTCAACATTTTAAACCTCTCAATGATAAGAAGAAAAAAGAGTGCCAGTCAAGACACCCTTTTTTCTGATTCTAAATTACTTTGCTTTTGCAACTTTCTTTTCTTCAGCGATACCCAGTTTTACGGTTTTGATCTCAGATGTAACAGATTCGCTTTCTGCCTTAAGCTTTTCTTTCTTTGAAAGAAGCTGATCCAGGCGGTAGGTGAGTTTTGACATAGTGTGTCGTTTTCTCCTTTTGAAATATATTAACAATAAAATAAATTGTTGGCTATTTGTCAACAATTTATTTTCAACTGTTTCATTATTATCTAATTTTATTCAAAAAAACGGCAGATAAAAGAATACCCCCATTCCGGAAACATCTCGGATCTTCAGACAAAACATGTATTTTGACACGTTCTTCTGCCGGTATTTTGGCTTTTAGAAAACGTCGCTGATCTATTTCCCCTCGTTCCGTTGGCTGGATCAATAATCCTGGAATTGATTTTATCTTTTTTTGAGAAATAACTTCTTCTTGCTCTTCAATTTCAATTTCCGGAATACCATTATCTACAATATCCCGAACTTTATTATAACCGATATGTAATTTAATGGAAATTTCCTTTCTCGAAAACCCTCGATCAAACATATCAATTACTTTTTGATATTTATTTATTTTTTCTTCTTTCGACTTATCATGAATGCAAATAATATTCCGAACAGTGGAAACCTCAAGATTATATTTTTTAGCAATTTCATAAACACTGATACTTGCCGTATAATCACTCATAATATCAATATTCCGTTGTTCTGTTTTTGTAGTTATTTCACGTTTCATTTTTATCCTCTTGTGATTCAATATAATTTTCATAGGCATCGTCACATTTCGATCCCTCGCACATACTAACCGATCCGCCATAACAATGTACACCACGATCGGACGGCTCAATAGGACAATATTCACAAATTTCTTCTCCTAGCTCTTCTTGGCTTTTCATTTCTCATCCTCGCTTATGAGTATCCCGCAAGGCGAATCATCTTCAAAATATACTTTCATTTCACCACCTCCACAATATTACCGCACAGCGACGGTTTTAGCTTATTCGGCGTCATCTCCGCCGGATTATAATAGTAATTGCCGATATGAGTAACCGTGCCGCCAACAAATTCCTGTAATTTTGGCAATGTAGTTTTTTCGGAAAACTTTACATTGCCATTAACATCGATAAATTTAAACATTTTTATTCTCCTTTATTTTTGCCCTAACCGTTAACTCGGTGGTGCGGTCAAAAAAATCTGTTTCGTCCCTATATACGGCAAACGTAAATACCGGGTCGTCAGATAACATTTTTTTTATCCTTACAGCGATATCCCTATGAGTTACCACATTGTCCCATGCATATTCATTAGTAATTTTTATTTTCATTTTTATTATCCTTTTTCTGCGAGTATCCGAGCGGCATGAAAATTGCTATAATCGTATTCTGAAAAAGGGGACTCATCTGAATACATCAAATTCTCAATCGCCCACGCCTCATCTGCCGATTCGATCAATATTGAAAACGGCTTGAACGGCTTTTCTGTTTCTTCATTCGGTAATATTTTCATTTTGATGCCTCGAGAAGCGTCTCGGCGATTATGTCATTGCTGCCTCCGTACATGTTTTCAAGCGGGCAGAGCTCGCACGTTATGCCGTCGCAACCCTCATTTATAATCTGTTCCAACATTTTTTTTTGTTTCGGCGTTAACACCACTTTGATGTTTGACATTTTATTTGCTCCTTGTTTTTATTTTGCTCTATGCTCACAATCTGCCAGTGCTCCTGCGCACGGTATTTGAGCATGTGACGATAAAAGTACTCGGCGGTCATCTGATCAACCTGATTAGCTTTTATCCCGCCAGCCTCTGCATAATCCCCGAATTTGTTTGTAACATTAAACAGATACATAAGAGCCTCCATTTAAATATTTACGTCATCCGGCAATCACCCGTTTTTTTGAATTTAAGGACGCAATAATTGTCGTTTAAAAACCGCAGACTTTCGTCATTTTTACAGCAGTTTTCCGTTTATTATTTCCGGCGGATACTCCGCCGCCGGTCGGGTTGTTATTACCAGTTACTTTTCATCGCCCATGCCGTGCCCTTATACGATATCTTTGCCCACTCAGTAGCTTTAGAGATAGAGGCAAATAACGGAAGGTCATCGTCTTCATACACCCACTGATACATGCCATCTTCATTTTTTACAAGGTCAATTTTTATTCTTTCGGAATCCGAATCATTTTTTAAAATGCTAAAAGTTCTAATCGCTTTCATAATTTCCTCTCTTTTGTTTTGATCTAAAAATACCATGATTCATTTATTCTATTCTGTCAACAACTTTTTTGACAATAATTGACTTTTTTTAACCTAAAACATTATAAAATTATCGATAGCTTCATGCTCGTAACGTAATTTAGTTTTTGGGAATTGAGCTTTATAAAAATGCTTTTGGATTCTAAACAACACCTGAAGAACAGGTTCGGTTCCATGGGTTCCAGCCGGATATACAGAAATAACTTCACCTGTTATACCGCCAAATGTTCCCGATTCAGTCGCAATAACTTTATCTGATATTTTCATAGTATCCCCCTTTTATTTAATAATTAAAAAATTTGCTTCAAAACAGTTTTCCGATCTTCGAGAGTCAGATGGTTCAGGGTAACGGTCCTACCTTTAGCCATACATTCGACCAATACCGTTAAATTTTCATCAATCATCCAATAGGCATGGTTAAAAAATACTTTTTTCATAACGGAACCTCTCTTTTGATTTTCATCTCATTCAATAATAACAGTATAACCCATTTAATAGGTTTTGTCAACAATTTTTTTGACAAAAATTAACTTTTTTCTCTGTTTTTTTCTCTTTCTTCTCTACGCCTACGAACAAGAGCGGTTTTCACTTCTCGCTCCTTATGTCGCATTTCACGACGTATCTGAATGGCTTCTTTCTTATTATCATCTTTTGTTCCGGATAAAACACCAGGTTTCCCGCGCATTTTGCTGATCGGCTCAAGCCCATAAAAAGTAGCTTTTATGGCATCATCATCGAGTTCTATCGGTTCTTCAGGCGTCACAACTTCACCAGCCTTGTTAGTTTTCCAGTGGAATGTCTGGACCTCTTGCAATAAGCGAGGGCATTTGTTGGGATCAATGAACCACTTGAAAGACTTTATAAAATCTATACCACGACGTACGGAGCCTTGCCCTTTTGCGGCTCCTATAACCGCATATCCATATTGCTGCCATTCTTTTATACGTGCCGGTTCTGCGGAATCGCCTCTTGCCTGTTTGTTCTTTGGATATACCTGATACTCTTCGTTTGCCGCGATAAATTCTTTATTTGTTTTCTCAAATACGCATAGCTCATCAAAAGAATACAAATTACCATCTTTTAATCCAGTACAAGAAATTACGCTTGGATGATTATACCCGTAATCTTGACCGTAGAATACCATATCAAAATCGTCAACGCCATAAGGACAGGGCAACGCGGTCCAGTTATTAAAAATAACATTCCCAAAGCAACCCCATTCTCCCAAACAATAAACCCGGTACATCTGTTCATCAATAACTTTATAGTTTTCAAGAGTTTGCTTGTACTCCTCATCTATAAATAAATTGTCTTGATATGTCGTATGTAATAAATAAACACTTATCCCTTTCCGGATCAATTTACCGTCTTTATCAAATTGGTCTGTCTGATAAGATTTTAAATCAAAAAATTCACGCTTTATCCAGTGTTTATCATGGATAGGGTTGAGTAGCATTGTAATCTGGAAAGGAACGTTTGTCGGTTTTTTTGTACCACGTAAACGAATATTTAATTGATCAAAATCTTTTTGGGTTATTTCCGTTGCTTCTTCAACAACGATATCGGTTAAAATTCCTGACGGGAATGTTATAGATTTAAGTTTTTCAATATCATCAAGTCCTTTGAACACCGCCATGTTATTATTATGGATACAAGTAAAGCTAAGATCAGATTTATTTTCTTTGAAGACGGTCCATAATCCTAGATCTGTAATAACTTGCTTCATGAGTGCATAAGTAGAAGTTTTTGAAGTGTTTGCGACCTTACGACATATTAAAAAATTATGCCCTGGTTCATTAACCATTTTGTAAACAATTTCTTGAAAACACTCATACGATTTTCCCGATCCGCCGCCGCCAAGAGAAATTCTTATACGATATTTATTATCAAAGAAGTCCCAAAAGGCAGGATTTATCAGTTTATAAAAGTCAGTAAAATCAATAACCGTTTGAGCCATTTATTTCCCTTTCGAAAAGAAATAAGTGGTTGACACAAAGCGGATGTCAATTATTTTTTTGTTTATGAAAACTTTAAAAATTATTTTAATCTCAGTATTTTTGGGGCTTATTACAGGATCAGGACTTACTATATGGTTAAAGCCGGCAATAAAAACAAAAATTGAGATACAAAAAGACATTATTCCGGTAACTCATACAATAATTAAATATCCGGAAACAACCGACGACTATCTAAAAGCTTTTAATTCTCCAATTGATATCAATAGATATTTAATAGGAGAAGATATTTATGATATAACCGCCAGTGATGGATGGAAAAGCACACATGTTCAGGACCGGATAAAGGCTTCATCTACAATGCCTAGATATTTAATACAAGGGGCTTATGGATTCACGCTGATTAATAAAAAAATAACGCAAGTTTATGGACTTACGTTCAGCAAATTTTTTAATGATAGATTTACTATTGGGGTTCAGGGGACATATGGATCTAAATCAATTTCAGCTTCAATTAGTGGCGGTTTTTTGATTTATTGAATACAGTCAGATAACTCACAATTAAAACAATTATGAGAACATTTTTTTAATATTCCTTGATTTGATCTTTCTCGCTTTTGTAATAACCCTTTATCCGCAAGAATAATCAATTGGCTTATTCTTGTCATAATAGGCTTACAAGTATCGCAATATCCGGCACGACCGGTTAAACCTCGAACAGGCTTTGCACAACGCTTACAAGACATTCAATTTTCCCAATTATTATAACATTCAACAGCTTCAGTAATATAATCAAATTTATAATCTTTATAACAACCCTCTACGTGGAATACTATTTTACCATTCTTAAAAGTTTCTATTGCCAATTCAACTGTAATTTCATTTTTTTCTTTATAGGCAAGAATAATATAATCGGGAATTAATCCTTTTATTTTAAATTTCACTGGGGTTCCCGCCTGTTGCACGTTTAATTAAATCGCATATTTCATACGTATTGCACGTAGGATAATTCGGGCATTCAGAACAATCCGGATATTGACATAACCCAATACCATTATCTAATTTAATTTTTAAATGTTTTAGAATTAAATTTAGCATTTCCTGCTTTATAGGGTCATCGGGGAAATAGGTTTTCATTTTATTTCTCCTCCACTCCTATAAATTTTTCATATAAATCAAAAAAAACATCCGGAGCATTTGAATATAATATTTCAAGAATTGATTTTGCCATTATACGAATATCTAATTGAGCGTGAGAATCACAACGGAGTTTGAATATTGTCCTCCATTCCCTAAAATTGGCAGTCATAACAATTTCAGTATGGCAAGCATTTGGTAGTATCGACCGTGCGTCTTCCGGTTTAATCCCTTGATGAGTAAAATACGAATACATATTTTTAGTTTCATTCATAAAACGAATAAATTCTTCATACAAATGAGGAACATTTTTTATAGCATTAGGGACTTCATATGTAAAATTTTCGCCGTTAGTATATCTTTGCGACATTTGGCTGAAACTTGCCAATCTATGCCGAACAAGTTGATGAGAAAGCGCACGAGATACTTCAGATATCCGAAACGTAGCTGAAGCATGTTCTATTATGGACTCATGACCGCGTTGAATAGCACCGCGAATAAAATTAGAATCAGTGTTATCTCCAGATTTTGATTTATAGCAAGTGCGACCAGCTTCTTCGATTAGTTTTTGAGCATTTGAAGTTATTGATAAAAGCTCTATTTTCATTTTATGACTCTTTCTATAAATAAATTTATAATTTTATTTATAATTGTTTCATTTGTTGTTTCAGAATAGTATCCGAAAGGAATCCAAAATCCGGATGGAGATAAATATAATGCCTTATTTATTGATCCGATTTCACCAAAATGTTCTCTCTCTTGTAAAATTCTCCATTGAACTTTGGTTATTCCAAAAAATTCAGTTTCATATTCTTTAGGGAATCGTTTAATTTTATAAATTTTCATTTAGATTCATCCATAAAATTTTTAAGTTTATTTATTTTATCACGATAATATTCAATATCGCTATCACATCCATTTTCTTTTGCGATGGATTCCCCGTTTTCTATCCATTCATCATATGTAAACAATTTACATCCAATAGCAATTTTACCATTACACAAAATTATTGTATATTTGTTATGTGATGAGATAATAATTGTTTCGATACATGCGCCCCGTTCTATATATGCGTCCCGTTCGATACGTGCGCCCTGTCCTATATATGCGTCCTGTCCGATATATGCGTCCCGTTCTATACATGCGCCCCGTTCTATATATGCGTCCCGTTCTATACGTGCGCCCTGTCCTATATATGCGTCCCGTTCGATACGTGCGCCCTGTTCTATACGTGCGCCCTGTCCGATACGTGCGCCCTGTCCTATATATGCGTCTTGTCCGATATATGCGCCCTGTCCGATACGTGCGCCCTGTCCTATATATGCGTCCTGTCCTATACGTGCGTCCCGTTCTATACGTGCGCCCTGTCCGATATATGCGCCCTGTTCTATATGTGCGTCCTGTCCGATACGTGCGCCCTGTTCTATATGTGCGTCCTGTCCGATACGTGCGCCCTGTTCTATATATGCGTCCTGTCCTATATATGCGCCCTGTCCTATATATGCGCCCTGTTCTATATATGCGCCCTGTTCTATACGTGCGTCCTGTCCTATATATGCGTCCTGTTCTATGGTAATCCCAATCTCTGATATTTTAGGATCATTCAATTCGACATTAATCCAATTACCAAAATATAATATTTTCATTTTATTTAACCTCTGAATGTTTTAAAAATTCTTCAAATCCAAGAGTTAAATATTTAGAATTTTCTGGTGTTAATTTTGCTATATGTTCATATCCCACCCCATTTACTGCTTGATATCTATTTGTTATTTTAGGATCACAATGATTATTTAATTGAGAAACAATTCTATTTTTTAAATTAAAATCATCAAAAAAAACGCAGGTCTCGCCATTTTTAGGTATCCATTTATTTTTTTTTACAGATTTTTTATTTTCAGGTTCTTTTTTTACAGATTTTTCATATTCAGATTCACGATAGTTATCCTCTCGGAACATTTTTGACCGAGACGATAATGGACCACTATATTCATTACGAAGTTGACTGTAATAATCTGACATTTTAGTTATCCTTAAATGTTTTATTTGATCTTAAACGGCGGAGCGCAATTTTAAATTGGGTTATTTGATATCGAACAAACATCCGTTTAAGATCATGTTGACAATAATTATTACAGATAATCTATTGTCAACAATTTTTTTGTAAAAAAATCAATCTTTTATAAACTCGGTTATAGTCGGATCACATATTTGACTTTCAAACAATTCAACACTTGTAGGAGTTATTATCACAGTTACATTCGGATGACATTTTTCATTGATAAGCTTAATCATCGGGATAGCGGCTTCTTTCAACTCTTCGTTTGTAATGTTAAACATTTTATTCTCCTCTTATTTTATCAACAAGATCAAAACTGAAAAAACAAATATTTTCTCCAATTCCCCACCATCCTATTTTACCCAATAGCAAAAATGGCAGAGTAATAATCCCCCAAAAAAATAATAAAGCAATAGTAAAAGGTAGTGTCCCCCAAAATCTAATTTTTTTCATCTTTTTCTTCTCCTTCTTTTTTTTCCGGTCTTATCGCCGGTTTTATTATTATCTCTATCGGCTCTATAGTCACTTTATTATTCAACAACTTTTGTATATTAGCTTGGAACTCTATAGCTTTCATTTTGTCGTGAAGGGTAACCTCTATATACTCTTCAATTCCATCTTTTGTCTCTTTATATTTCCTCTTTATATTTTTAATAGCCTTTCGTGCCTCAACGGGGATATCTTTCAACGACTTAACTACAAACGTCCCGTCTTCCATATTTATAACGTCTGATATATCAGACGAGGATATTGCTTTAATTTGAGCAAAGGTCTCATTAATTGATTCTTCACCCGTAAAAGCTTTTATACGCTTCCTGCATTCATCCAAAACCGCCTGCCGAACGTAAGGCAAAGCTAAGAGTTCACTTGCCCCTGCCTTCGCTGAGTCTGTTGTTGATTTTGGATACAATTTAAGATATGTTTTAGCCCCATTTTGAAATTGTGCAAAGTATTCAGCAACAAAAGCCTTTTGTTTTTCAGACAATTGTTTGAATGCATCACCGGGTTTATAATCCGGATTATCCTGCGGAAGAGTTTTTGTCTGCTTCCCTTTTTGCTTCTGTATCATTTATGGATATTTCCTTATAAATCTTTTTCGCAATATTTTTATCATAATATAAAGCTCCGATAACATTTGACAATTCAGGATCTATTTTTATTTTATTTGCAACAAGAATATTCATGAGTCTCATAATTATTCCGTCTTTGAGTTTGTGACGGACGGAAAGTTCTTGGATTAAAACATCTTTTTTGCCTTTGGTTGTACGGTTTGACATTTATAGTAGCTCCTTATTTGTAATCATTTCCGGCATATGGATTTATGCTGAGTTTAAATAGCGACCAAGTACCTACACGATATTGAGGTGATATATCAGAATTTGATATTACAGTAATTTCGATTTCGCCTTCGTCTTCAAGTTGTTTAGAAGCTTCTTTAAATTCTTCTCTTGTCATAAAGTCTGGGAGATAGCCAAAGAAAACATCTTCATTCATATAAAGTGTTCCATAATTACGAACTCGTTGAAGCATTTTCATGACTTGTTTACAATTTTTTTTCAGCTTAGTTTCTTCTTGTTTTGGAAGAAAAACTTCAGTATTGTATTTTTCGATAAAAGTAGCCATTTTATCAATTTTTAATTCGAGGGAAGATATTTTATCAAAATATAAGGGGATAATATTTTTATATCTTTTTTCTATTTCAATAAAATATTTTCGTGCTTCTTTTCCTTTTTCGTTGTTTTCTACCATTGAAAGTTCTTTTGCCATATCAAGAGAAATATAATAATCAATAGAAGGTCGTCCTCCATTACTTTTTAACTGGATTGTTAAAAAGTCTTGACCGTCTATAAAATCATATTTTTCAATTCTTTCCTGAATCCAATTAGCAAATTGTCTTTGATTTCCCAAAAATTCATGTAATTCTCTGGCATTAACTGTTTGTTTACCGTCTTTTTCTTCAATTTTGATTAAATCATTCATATCCTTCTCCTTTTAATAAATAATTTCTATTTCAGCACGAGGGTTTAAGGAATAATATTTTTGTATCCTGCCATCGTAAATTTGCTTGTCATCTGCAAAAATAATTTTACTACAAATATCCAGCAAGGTTTTGTCCAAATTATCCCTATCGGATTTTTCAAGATGAGGGATATCTTCGTTTTTATAAAATTCTTTCCAGTCACCCTTTTGACGAATTTTTGGTATTGCCATAAAAAAATTATTATTAACAATTACAGGAACATTTTTTTTAATCATCATAAAATTTTCCGGAAGCTGCGCTTTTACATAAATACGCATTTTATCCATCATATCTTTTTGAGGATTATAGAAATGTCCTTTGCCTTGGCGAGCACGCTGTTTGCCTTCAGGTGAACCACTGTCATATAGTGAACCTGGAATTAGGATATTGAGAATATTATTTGATTGCATAATAATAAGTACAAGGATGATTAGATTTCCCTAAAACTGTTTTTTGTTCAATTTGTCCTGTATTTATAAGGTTTTTTAAGATATCTGCTCTAATTTCTGGTTTATTATTATGAAGATAAACAGTAATATCGGATAATGATTTTCCATCAGTACCGCCGGACGAAATAAACTCAAGAGCCTTTGTTCCAAGAGATAATTTTACTTTTGGAAGAACTATCCAATTTATGCGTTGGAATGAAAATTGAATTGATACAATGACATTATCGCAGCAAATATATTTTATATCTGAAGGTTTTTTAGATTCTCTTAATTGATTTTTTTCAGCAAACTTGAAAAAATAATTTATAATAAGATCAGAACATTCTGAATTTACGGTTTGAGAATTATTTATTTCTTTTTTTTCAACGGAAACAACAAATCCACGTTTACCGATCATGATGTAAAAATTTTCTTTTTCGATAGAATGTTCTATTGGACTTTCAATAAATTCTTTTAAGGCATCGATCATAAAAAGACCTTCTTATAAATATTGTTTTTTTAAGGAAGCAGTGCTGAGTAAAAAACATAAAACTCAGCACTGCCAAGTAGAGGGTATCAAGAGCGTAAGGAGAGGATAAAACAACTCACGCATAATTTATTTGATAAGTAGGAACATATGTGTCAAGAGAAAAAATATAAATTAAGATAAAAAGTGAATAAAGGTGAAAATAGGGAATAAATCTTTCAAATCTTTCATAAATCTTTCAAGGCATACTCTTGAAAGATTTAATACAAGATTTTAGAAACTAGTAAATGCGAAAATAGACAAAAATAATAAAATGACTATTTTAATTTGAAAAAAAGGTATAGATATATATACATATATCTATAATATGTATATATATAATATATAATTTACTTGTTACTAATATTTAACAATAAATCTTTCAATCTTTCAAGCCCTTCCCCAAAACTTTTTACTATTTATCAATTTTTTGTTTTCTTTTACTATTTATCTATTTTATATCATTTTTTATTATTTTCTTATATTTTTATTCCCTAGGTTGAAAGATTGAAAGATTCGGCGTGATAAATTAGAAACCAGTAAATTTTGCTTTTTTTTCTTCTATAGTGTACTGCGGTGTATAGGCGTTTTTTTACTTACTGTTTACTAAATTTTAGGCTGTTTTGTTGATTCTTTTGGTCGAATCTTTCAAATTTACCCCCTTGAAAGATCTTTGAAAGATTGAAAGATTCGGTTTTTGTAATTTGCTTATATAGAAGAAACTATGTATTGGTATTTGATAGGGAACTGTTTTAATGCCGGAAGAGAGTAAAATCCTGATAAAATATTGATTTTTAGTTACTATTTACTTAAAAATTTATTATTTTAAACACTATTGCAAACCATTATATCCTCATAGGGTACGATTTGAAATCGTACCCTATGAGGATATAATACTAAAACATATAAAAAAATAAAATAACTTGACATAAAAAACGTCTATATATTTCTTTAACTGTAAAGGAGAAATAAAATGGCAAAAATGATTACTGTTTATTTTGAAGATGAGGTAGTTGCCTCGCTGGAGAAAATGGCGATGATTGAAGATCGGTCAAGAAGTAGAATAATTGCAAGAGCTTGTAAAAAAGAAATTGCAGAATTTGAAAAATCTCAACAAAAAGAGGAAAACAAATGAATAATGAATTGCAAATTTTTAATTTTGGATCAAAAAAGATCCAAGAAATAACGGATGAAGAAAATATTAATTGGTTTGTAGCTTCCGATATTTGTGAAGCTTTAGAAATAAAAGATGTTTCACGTGCTGTTGAACGTCTTGATGAAGAAGATAAGAAGACTATTCGGATACAAACGGCTGGTGGATTGCAACCTATAATAATTGTAAATGAATTTGGATTAACTGCTTTAATCTTTTCCAGCCGTAAAGAAAAAGCAAAACCATTTAAGCATTGGTTCTCACATGAATGTCTTCAGGCACTTAAAAAGCCGGTTGTTTCTCATGCTGAAAAAATTGATTACCAAAAAGAATTGGATCTCATGGAAGAGCATTGCACAAAAACAAAAGTAAGAGCAATTACTGCACAGCTTGAATATAAATATTGCCCGTCTGAAGAAAAAGACTTCTACGCGGAAAAAGAAGAAAAGGTCCGGTTTGAAAATATAATCCTGAATGCGATATATGATGAAGGGGTCGGACACCGATACATGGATTATAATAGCATCATGGATATTTGTTTTAATCTGGATGAAAAGCAGATAAAAGAGACAATCGCCCGTCTTTTGGAAAAGGAAAGCATTGATAAAAAGAATTTTAATGGTGAAATTGTTTATTTTCTGTATTCGGATGAATATACACGTCTTTTCCTTTCTACAAACGGTCAAAAGGCTATAGGGTAGATAAGGGGTTGTTTTGCGGTTTTGGAAGCCAAATAAAGCCGTTTTAAGCAGACTGAGGGCATTTTAGAGGGCAGTTTGTGGAAAAAAATAAAAGGAGAAATAAAGTGGATAAAAAACTTATAAAAGCATTAAAAATTTCTATTCAGATTTAGAAGGAACTTTCAGCATCGGGGTCAAGGTATAAGTCGAGCACTTCAGTTAATGTTAATAAATTTATAAATGAATGCCCTCTTTGCGAATTATTTTTTGAAAGAACGTCTTATCCTAGGTATTTCAGAAGAAGATATAATAAATGTCCTCTTGAAAGTTGTGGAGAAAATTCTATTTATTCCAAATGGCGCGAGGCGAAGACCGTGCGTAGTAAAAAAATTTATGATAAAAAAGTATTAAAGAAGTTGGAGGAATTTATCAGTGAACAATGAGGGGATTTTAATAGGTAGTCTATGAAATCAATTGGATATGGATACTCAAATGGCAAAAAATACAAAATATATGCTGTAAAAGATGATAATATCGGATTGTGTGAAATTGAGGGATTGATCTTTTTGTGTTGGTGCACGTTTGAGGATATAAAAATTACGAAAAAAAGATAAAAAAGTAGATTTTTGTCAAAAAAATTGTTGACAAAAATAGTCCCGTGCAGTAGATTATTTATATGGTTGAGAGAGACCAAAACAAATTACGAGGCTAACCCACTCAGACGGGTAGGAGAAACAACATGAGAACATCAATTATCAATGGTAAGAGCGTTAAAATAACATCTGCCGGGTATCTTTACATTGACGGCGTAAGACATGATCGCAAGATCAATCCTCTTTACAATGGCTATAATTTTACAGATGACAAAGACGTTAAACAGTTTTGTCACGACTGGTCGATGAAAAATTATAGCATGATATAGGCTGACTAACAAAGTCAGGCGGGGTATAAAAGTCCCGCTTTTTTTAAGGGCTAAAATTTATGCGAATAACAAAAGATAATTACGATGGTATAAAGTTTGATATGCTTATGTTTTTGAATGAGCAGATTAAAGATGTCCCAAAAACAGAAGCGATAAAACGCGCGATAAAAAAACAGGGGTTTGCTGCACTTGAAAGAATATATAAAAAACAATTGACGTCAGATTATCGCTGAGAAGGTTTTCTAAAATAAACCCGCTTTAACAGGCGGGTTTATTTTTTCTTGTTTTTTTTAGTCCAGGTATCCCTATTTCTTCCGGAGTAGCTTTTCCGGATAAATAAATGGCAGTGGTATTTATACTGGAATGATTCATTGCTTTTTGAACTTTATCAAGAGTAATGCCGCGCTCATAAAGCAGGTAGCAAGCAAAGGATCTTCGGGTAGTATGCGCTGAAATTTTCTTATCGAGTATTTTTCGACCTAAAGTCGTTATTGATCGGCTTATATATTCCCTTGTGAACTTTTTTTCTTTATGTTCAAATAAAAATTTTTTGCCATTGAAAAGTTTTTTACACTTGTCGTAAAGTTTTTTGTCAATAAACCCGGTATTTTCTTTGTTGCGTTTACCTTTGACGCGGATTTCATAGTATCCGGACTCTACAAAAGTACATTTTTCGAGTTCAATGTTCAAAATTGAAGAAACACGGAATCCAGTCCAAAACATAACTTCAATAATTGCCGATAGATTTTTAGGCGATTTGTGAATAAGTTGATAAATTTCTTCTTTTGTTAGATATTTGGATCTGGTAATCGTCATATCTTTCTTTTCAGGATGAATTTCTTCAAGACTTGAAAGAATATTTTGAAGACGCGGATCAAATTTAAAAAGCTGACGCATGACTTTTTTTATTGCCGCAAGATAACATTTTTGAGTATTGCCGTTTTCCATGGATTGAATCCATTCAACAAGAGAGTCTATCCCTATCGGAACGGAATTTTTTTCGCAATAATGTTTAAATGAATTCATTGCGTAGGAATATGTTTTTCTACTTTCTTCAGAAAGTTTGGGTAATTTTTCTGCTATTAAAGAAAGATCGGGGAAAGCATTATTTTGAACAATTAAATCATTTTTTTGCATAAAACCTCACATAAAAATAAAATATAAGGTTTATATTAAAGTCAACTGATTATTATTTTTTGCGAAAAATGTCAAAAATATATTTGACATTTCAAACAGGTTATTTATGGTTGTTATAATTTCAAACATAAAGAGGGTTTCCTCATGGCGATTTATAAGGGTATTTACTTAATAGTTTCGTGGGATGGAATAAAAAAGAGATGGAATACTGACGGTAAAAAAGTTGGTCTTTATAAAGACGGGGATAATTTTGTTGATTGTTCTGGATCAAGTTATACTCTTGCTCGGAATATTGGGAAAATCGATTCCCCTATAAAAATTGGCTCTTATCCATGCGTTAAACAGGTATCATAAAATGAATATGGCAGATTTTAAATGTGACGGATGTGGATACGAGCATGAGGATCCTGTAAATGTTAAAAATCAAACTTGTCCACTTTGTAAAGGGAAAATGAGAAGGCTTTTTTCAAAACCTAGTATTAAATTTAATGGAGCAGGATTTTATGTTAACGACTATAAAAAACACAATGGGAGTACGGAACATGATAAAACCACTTCCTATATGGATATCCGAAGAGACGCTTGAAAAGCGGATACATGCTATTTTGATGAATGAAAAAGCTTTTTTTACTCTTGAATCGGCGGGGCGTTTTATGCTTTGGTGTAAACTTCATCCATCAAAAATGCAAAATTTAACGGTTAATGAAATTTTAAAAGCTTTTTCTGAGTATGAAAAAAAATGAAGGTATTATCTCTTTTTGATGGTATTTCGGCAGGTCAAGTTGCTTTTGAAAGGTCCGGTATACCTATTGAAAAGTATTATGCTTCAGAAATAGATCCTTACGCAATAAAAATAACACAAAAAAATTACCCGAATACTATTCAGCTTGGATCAATACTTTATTCCCAAACATGGGATATTGAGCATCCTGATATAATTATTGGAGGCTTCCCTTGCCAGCCATACTCTAATGCCGGTAAAAGAAAAGGGTTGGGAGACAAAAGAGGCGGGGATATCCTTGATGCGATGTTTAGTGTTATTGAAAAATATCAGCCAAAAGATTTATTTTTTGAAAATGTAAAAGGACTTTTATCAATTGATAATGGTAATACATTTAAGTTTATTTTAAAAAAATTCAATTATTTAGGATATGCCGTAGACTGGATTATAATAAATTCGGCATTGGTTTCAGCACAAAACAGAGAACGTATTTATATAATTTGTAAAAAAATTACTGATTGTAAAAATTATCAAATATCAATTGATAAAGATAATAAAAGAAATTATTTTCAGTCTTTATTTGAAAGTGAAAATAATATTATTGTTTTTGACTCTGAAGTTACTCAACCAAAAGATAAAAAGATATTTTTACAAGATATTATAGAAACAGGGGTAACCGATAGAACAAAATCCTATTGTCTTGATGCCAATTATGCTAAAGGCGGTAATGAAAAAAGTTATTTAGAACAAGGGAAAAGACAGTTAATTATTACCGGCGGAGCATTCCGCGGTCGGAATCCCGAACATCCATCTGATCGAACTTCAGGTATTGATACAGAACAATGCCTTGAAGTCAATGAAACAGGTAAATCTAATTGTTTAACAAAAGATAGTTTATGCGTACAGATAGGAGTTGCCGATATAAAAGGTAATGATAATATAAAAAGAGTTTATTCGGTGGAGGGTAAAAGCCCCTGTTTGACTGCAATTTGCGGCGGGAATCAAGAGCCTAAAATCTCAGAAGAAAAAATAACTTGGCGAAAACTTACTCCTGTAGAATGTGAAAGATTGCAAACGTTAAAAGATAATTATACCGATTGCGTTTCAAATTCAAGACGATATCACTCTGTTGGGAATTCATGGACTGTTGACGTAATTTCTCATATTTTTTCTATAATTTTAAAAGAGGTCAAAAAATGAAATTTATATTTACAATAATATTATTTTTTTTAGGTATTGTTTCTCTTAATTTTTCTTCAGGAATTGTTGTTGATTATTCAACTATGCACAAATTGTATCCGGCACTTGATCAGACTACTTTTTGTCAGATAAAACAAGCCTGTTATCAAACAGGAATTGATGAACTATACGAATTTTCAAAGATTCATTCTGAAAGTAATTTTTCAAATTCAGCCGTTTCGTCTGCCGGGGCTTTGGGGATATGCCAATTGATGCCATCGACCGCCGCAGGATATAAAGCTGCACCGTGGGTTAAATATGAAAATATTCTTGCGGGAACAAAATATTTAAAATATTGCCTATCAAAAACACCAGCAAAGAATGATTACTTTGAAGGTTTTTGCAAATACAATTCTGGGCACAATAGAAAAATTTATCCCAAAATATCAAGAATATATGCGCGTAATTGTATGCGAAAAGCACAATTTTTAATGATGATGTAAGGAAAGAAAATGATTAAAAAAAATCTTACTTTGGTTTGTGGGAAATCAGGATCTGGAAAAGATTATTTAACAAACATCTTTGGTTGTAAAATGGTAATTTCCCATACTACACGTCCGAAAAGAGATGGCGAAATTAATGGAGTACACAAACACTTTCATAAAATAGTATGTGAAGACTATAGGAAGGATTTTGTTGCGTACACAAAACGCGGGAAAAACGAATATTGGGTTTCTTCAAATGATTTATTTGATGCTGATTTTTATATAATAGATCCTCCTGGCATTTTATATTTACTTGAAAACGATATTATCCAAAAGAGGTTTAATATAAAGATTGTTTATATTAATTGCCCATGGTATAAACGTATATTTAACATGCGCATTCGTGGTGAAAAGTGGAAGAATATTTTTGAGCGGTTAATGATTGACCATCATGATTTTCAGTCATTGAAATATATTCAGCATGAAACAATAAATGTTTAAAATCAGAATTTTTGAATTTAAAGGATATTTATGACTAAAATTATTTTACTTTCGGATAATCATTCCGGACATTTAATGGGGATGACCCATCCTGATTATCCGAATGAAAAAAAAATTGATGAGATTATGACTCCATTTTGGAATTGGTGGATGACCACAAAAAAATCAGAATATGATGTAATGTTGCATTTGGGAGATTGTATTGAAGGACCAGATACAAAAGATTCTGGGTTTCTAAGATTGCCGGATATTTCCGAACAACAAGAAAATTGTATAAAGGTATTAAAAAGCGCAAATGCTAAAAAACATATTTTTTGTTATGGGACTCCATATCATGTTAGCACCGGAAATATCGATTTTGAAAAAACAATTGCAGAAAAAATGGGAGATTTTGGGATTTCATGGATGAGAAAGATAGATGTCGATGGCGTTAAATTCAATATGCAACATACTATTGGGAAAACATCTACTCCCGTTGGCGGCGACATTATGTTGCGGAAACAACTTATTTGGAACAAATTAATGTCTGAACCTGAGGGTGTTGAAAAAGCGGATTATATTATTCGAGGGCACGTCCATGAATATAGATCGGTATCCGATGTAGATACAACAGTGATGACATTACCGGCGTTAAAAATAGGGAATGCGGATTATGATCGTTATCCAAGAAGGATGTCCGGAGGATTTTATAATGTAGGATTTTGTGAAATGGTTGTAGATAATGGGAAGGTCTTAGATTTTACGAAACATATTTATAAAGTTAATTTAAAACAATCTTACGAGAGGATTTAATGGAAACAAAAACATCGGTAACAGAAGTAAATATTGATACTGATTTTATTAAACAATTAGAATCTAAAAGTAATATAAATTATAAAAAAATTGAATTTAATGCAAAAATTGAATATGCACTTAAAAACCATTATCCCAGATTAACGTTTTGCGATATAGCTGACGTGTGCGGAGTTGATGAAAGTACAATAAGAAGACATTATAAAAAAATTAATAAAAGATGAAAAGAGTATCCATTAAAAAAATTCTTTCTTTTGATGTTAATATTATATTTGAGAAAGATTTAATTGGTGGTGATTCTGTCGGGAAGTGTTTTTCTGATCAATGCAAAATTTTAATTTTTAACGAATTACCCGAACAAGTTAAATATGAAACAATTTTACATGAACAGCTACATTTTATTTCAGATAAATTAAATTTGAATTTATCCGAAAAGCAAGTCCAAGGAATAACTATTGGGCTACTTTCTATTATTAAAGATAATAATAATTTATTGTAATAAAAGCAATTAATATCGATATCAAAAAATATAATTTTTTATTTTTTTATGTTGACAAAACCTATCCGGTAGGCTATACTGTTATTATTGGGAGGTAATAACAGTATGCATTGTCCACATTGCAATAAAGAAATAGAGTTATCTGTCTTTTTTTCAGAACTTGGGAAAATAAAAAGTGAACGAAAGGCTATTGCTTCTAGGATTAACGGGAAAAAAGGTGGTAGACCTGCGGCATCAAAGAATAAAAATAGAGGTATAAAATGACAACGTTAAAGGTATTTGTATGATTTATCATTGTACATCATGTAATTATTGGGTAGAAGATAATAATTATACAAAATGCCCTTTGTGCGGATCAAAATTAAAAGAAGAAGATAGTCTTTTTTCGGCTAAACTGATTTTTACTTTATTGGTTATAATAGGAGTTTTGGTGTATACGGTTTGGTGATAGCGATTTAATTTACGTGAGGTGTACTTATGACACTTTATAATGTAATTAACGATATCGGGGACTTTGCACAATATTTTTCTTTGCGCGGCGAATCGGTGGATCTTATAACAGCAAATTATATTTATCATTTGTTGGAAATTGAAAATAAAGCAGATAAATATAAAATTGTTGAAATATCAAAGGGAAAAAAGGGGAGACAACATGATCCAAATGGAAGGTAAATATAACACTGCGAATATTATGATTGATGAAATAGATTTGACAACAAAAGATCAAATACAAGGTTTTTTAAATCATCCCGCATTCGGGAAAACCTATATAGCAATTATGCCTGACTGCCATTCCGGTAAAGGGGCGGTGATCGGTTTTACCATGAAAATAAATGGATATGTTATTCCAAATATCATTGGAGTTGATATCGGGTGTGGGATGCTTTCGGCGCGATTTAATGAATCATTGATCGACGTCGAAAAGTTCGATTTGTTTATTAAAGAGAACATACCTTCTGGATTTAATATAAATAAAGATTCCCAAAAAGGTAATATCGATCAAGAAGTAGATATTAAAAATGTTTGTAAGAAAATAAAAATTGATTCTGAAAAGGCATTAAAAGCGATTGGTTCTCTCGGAGGAGGAAACCATTTTATTGAAGCAGGATATGATTCTAAAAATAAATTATGGGTTACAATTCACTCTGGGAGTAGAAATTTTGGGCTTAGGATAGCAAATTATTATCAACAGAAGGCAAAAGAAAATCTTAAGAAATATTTTATTAAAAATCAATACAAAGATCTTGAGTTTATGTTGTCGGAAAGTGCTGATTGCAAAAACTATCTGGAGGACTTGTTTGTAGCGCAAAGATTTGCGTCATTGAATAGGGCGGAAATTATGAGAAGGATAATATCTTTCATCGGTACTGACCCAGAAGGAGAAATTGAATCTATTCACAATTTTATTGGGGAAGATATGATTATCCGTAAGGGTGCTACTCCGGCGCATGAGGGTCAAAAGGTAATAATCCCTTTTAATATGCGAGATGGAATAGCCGTTTGCATCGGGAAGGGTTCCGCAAAGTATAATTATTCAGCACCTCATGGAGCGGGAAGAATTCTTAGTAGAGTACAGGCAAGACAACAACTATCTATTGATGAATTTAAAAAACAGATGTCTGAAGCTGGAATTTATACAACGACGGCAACGGTTGAAACTCTTGATGAGGCTCCTGGAGCGTATAAAGATAAAAAAATCATTCTTGAAAATATTAAAGAAACCGTTGATATTGTTGAAATGATTAAACCTATTTATAACTTTAAGGCGGGTAGCGAATAATCGTAAATATGAATAGTTAAAATAAAGAAACCGGCATTTAGCCGGTTTCTTTTTACTCTAATTTTATAAGTTCTTGCATATTGGGATCTACAATAACTTGTAATTCACGGTACATTCCAATATTGCCCTTACTATCTCCGAATGGATATTTTACTTTTAAAATTGTAGGTAAAGATTTCCCTTTTTCGGCTATAGATAATAATTCTTTATTTATTGAATCGCTAAACCAAAAAGCATATGGTTGTAATCGTTCAATCTCTCCGGCATATCGGATTTCTTCAATTTTTTCAATTTCTTTAAATTCATCAATTGCCTTTTTTTTACCGAACATTTTAGAACTCCTTAATACTGATTTTAAATTCATGAACATTGCTGTAGGATAATCGCTATGTAATGTAAATTTTCATTTTTTACCTTCCTTATATTTTGCGATTTCTTCCTCTGTTGCAATACGAAAAGTACAAAATATGCACGAGTGTTTTTTGTAACATTCATATATACGGTTTTTTGTGGGTTGGAAATAATGTTCGAATGAACAACGCCTTTTCAAAACTCTTTTTAAATATATCGTCTTCTTGCCATATTCTTTCTTTATATTAAAAATCCTGTTTCCCCAATATTCGGGCTTCAATCGGTTACGATAATCATAATACTCATTCCGTCCAAGACTATCATGTTTAACTAAAGCCCATTCCGAGGGGATTATCGGGGAATCAGATGGTCTTACTCTAAAAAATTCTCCATCTGGTCTTATTGCGATTAAATATTCGTCAAGATACATAAAACACCTTCCTTAAATTTACTTTATATTTTTTATTTATTTTTATTTGAAACAAAAAAGGGGATATATTCGCTTAATCCAGGCGGAGTATCAGGCATGTTTGTTTTTATTTTACCGCAAATAATACAATATATTTCTGTTTCATATCGTGGTTTTTTAAATAAAAAACAATAAAGCTTATTATGATGGATTAATCGTTTATAGTATTGATTTGGTTTTGCAATTCTGCATTTTAAACAAAGATACCCTTTTTTTTCTTCTTTTTTCATAAAACACCTTCCTGAATTGATTGTATGGCATACGCCAAAAAACAAAATATCCGTATCGAAACCATAAAAAACAAGCCCCATAGGAGCGTTTCTAAGCAGAGTATGGGGCTTGTACGCATACTCTTTAATAAACATACATCACAAAATGATGATTAAGTAGCTTTTGAGTTAATTATCTTCTCAAATAAAATTTTTGAGCAATAAATTTACCAAATTGAAATTTAGAAACAATTGTATACTCTTCTTTTCAAATAAAATTTTTGAGCAATAAATTTACCAAATTGAAATTTAGCAACAATTGTATACTCTTCTTCCCCTTCTTTTATATATTCAAAAGATAGAGTACTAACCGTCTTAAAGTCTTCTTCTTCGATTATATTAAAACCAAGCTGAGTATATAATTTTATAAATAATTCTTCATCGGTGTATTTCTCTTTAATAACCGTCTGCTCCTCATTTAAAACATCTTTTTTATCTTCATTTTCAGGGTCTGTAATCATAAAGAAATATTTATCTTTTATATCGTCAGGTATCATATAAGGTCTATCTGTTGCCCAAAGACCAACCGTTGAATCTTTATGATATTCAAGAACTTTTAATCTATTTCCAACTGTAGTTCTCTTAATAATTTTGCTTTCATATTTGCAATATATATACTTACGCAGATAAGCATCAGCACTTTGAGCCGTAGTAATCCCCGCATAAAGACCTTCGGGAACATTAGAATATTCAGTTACCGAACCATTATTAAATTCAATTGTTTAAATCTCATTTGACCATGATACTGCAATAATATTCCCAGTTTCTATTTTTGTTGTCATTTTATTTCTCCTAATTGTTTTTTTAGATACTGAATTGCTTCGTGCTGTTTGCGAACGACATCATCAACTGCTTCTCTTGACGACATTGATCCAAGCCGGTTATACATTTCTTCTGCTTCGTCAACTGGACTTTTTTTTATGTAGCCATGCGCTATTATTCCCTTTACCATTTCTTCTCGTACATCGTTAACACATGTTATGCTTTTTACAAATTCTTCAACATCTTTTATATCATCAAAATATTGCTTTTTCATTATGCGCTCCATTATTACACCTTTACTTGATCTATTGTGCTCATTATTCTTTCGCGTGATGATTGATATAACCTTGCCGCGTTAAAAGAACTATTGACAATTCCTTTTTGAGTATATACGCCTTCGGCGTTTTCCGCAGAGAACACCCCTATCATTTTACCCTCATTATTTTCTCCGGCAAATATGCAATCCTTTAGCTCGTAATCCTGCAATAGATTAGAAAGTTTTATTCTAAATTCTTCCCAATTAATTTTTCCTCCTTTTTTTATTTTACTTTTCATTACTTATTCCTTCCTTAAAATTTGATCTTCTTTAAATCCACATGTTTCTGAATAAAAAGATTCACGATATTCTACTCCTCCATTATACCACGGATAATTAATACAAACAGGCGGTCGGATATCATGGCAAAGACAAAGACGAGATTTTTTGCCAAATTTATCACAAGCGTAAAAATATACGTTTGGTTTATTTACTCTTTCTTTTTGTAAAGCCAAATAAGGATTTAATTTAAAAGCTTGTTCTTTAGACATTACATGCCAATGATTCAGTGCAAATTCCCATGAAGGATCACTGATATAATTATTTTCTTTATGTGATTTGACTATCTCTTTTATTTGTTCAGGAGAATGAGGCAACATAATAGCTTCACAACATTTCCCACATTGATTACAATGCCCCATTATTTAGCCTCATTATATTTTTTTTTATCATTTTCAAAAGCCATATTATTTATACATTTTTCTATGGCGATTTGCTTCCGGTCAAAACATTCAATCATTTGAATAGCAATCGCCGCAACATGAGTAAGCTCTTCTCTGTAATTCCCTTTTGTACCGATGCCATAATTTTTTTCACAAACTGCTTTACAAACTTCTCCAAACTCTTTACCTAGTATAGATAGCCAGTATTCCGGACTATGATTCTGTTCTTTCCATAGTTCTTCTTGACGGGATCGTTCAACTCTAACTTCGTAAAAAGCATTATCTTGTATTTTTTTTGATTCAATATTCATTTTATAGTTCCTTATTCAAAAAATGAAGGGAACGTCATTTCCCCTGAAGCGACTTTCATTTCGTATTCTTCCCACACATTAATAGCATATTTTGCCTGCCACATAGCATCACCTAAAGCATTGTGATGATTGTTTGTTTTAGGTTTTTCAATGTTAGGAAATAGAGATTTTAATGTTCTAAAGCATCGGTTATTTCTATAATCCCACGGAATAGATATATCCATACGCTCATATGCGTTTTTTAAAATTGCATTATCAAAATCAGATCCATTACCCCAAATATTAATATTTTTTACATCATTATAGCAATTTAACCAATCAGAAAAATAAATTAACACTTGTTTTATTGTAAAACTGTTACTATCAAATAAATCTTTTTTTGCTTCATTTGTTTGTTTTAACCACCATTCAATTGTTTTACCATCAATTTTAAAACCATGGCGTAAAGATGATTCCATGTTAATAGTTTTGTAAAAAGTATCGCCAATGCCAATTGTTTTTGAAAATTCACAAGCTCCAATAGATAAGATAAGAGCATTTGAATTTACACTTAAAGTCTCAATATCAATCATAATATTTGTTTTCATTTTATAGTTCCTTCCGTTATTTGAATTGTTCTGCCAATATCTTCGGTGACGCTGTGGATATCCGAGATATCTGATCTAATATGTGATTGCTCGGATCTTATTTCATGCAAGGAGATTGCTATATTGATAAGAATCCCTAAAATTATTAAAAAACCAATACCGATAAAAACAAGATGGATTTTTCTTATTTTTATATAGTCAGGGGAAATAGGCATTGGTTTTGATTTAAAAGGATACGCTTTTGTTTCAAAACAATTTAGTTCTTTATCAGAATATGGTTCGGGAATTTTAAACATTTCAGATACTTCTTTTCCCAGTAATGGCGTTGTTTTTCTATCTTCGTTCATTTCACACCTTCCTTATTATTTTTTATTATTTCATCTTCATCAAACCCTATAAGTTTATCAACTTTTGGTTTCATTTTTTCGATACGCGATCCAATATGTTCAATATTGTAAAGTACAGCATCTGTGCTGCTTAATTTTTCAGAAGCTTTACTTAAATCGCTCATCGCTTGAGATTTTACTTTATGCGCAATATCCATGACCTGAGGAATAAAGTCTTGAAAAATATGCCATCCTTTACGCGATTTTGAAAGTTGGAATTTAAGATCGGAGATTTCTGAAAATTGTTCTGCAATTTTATTACCAAGATTATTTTCGACGCGCTTCCGTTCTTCTTTTAGTGCTTTTTCGTGTTCAGATCTAAGTTTTAATTTTTCATCATTAAATTCTTTCCGGAAATTATTCATTTCTATACGCATTATATGTTCACATTCTTTAAATCCTGAATTATATGATTGTAATCGTATTGTTTCATCTGTTTTTTTAAATAAAGAAAACATATGCCCACCTTTAAATTAGAAATAGATATTGCCGTTTACTTTTATATTTTTTGTTTGGTCTTTAGTTCTCTGTGTTCTGCTGAGATAAAGATCACCCCCAACACTCATATTGTCTGGCAATGATGTTATTGCTGTATTTCTGAGATCAAGAGAACCCCCAACACTCATATTGTCTGGCAATGACTTTATTGCTGTATTTCTGAGATAAAGATAACCCCCAACACTCATATTGTCTGGCAATGACTTTATTGCTGTATTTCTGAGATCAAGATAACCCCCAACACTCAAATTGTCTGGCAATGACGTTATTGATGTTCCGCTGAGATCAAGATAACCCCCAACACTCAAATTGTCTGGCAATGACGTTATTGCTGTATTTCTGAGATAAAGATCACCCCCAAAACTCATATTGTCTGGCAATGACTTTATTGCTGTATTTCTGAGATAAAGAGAACCCCCAACCCTCATATTGTCTGGCAATGATGTTATTGCTGTATTTCTGAGATCAAGATCACCCCCAACACTCATATTGTCTGGCAATGACGTTATTGATGTTCCGCTGAGATCAAGATAACCCCCAACACTCAAATTGTCTGGCAATGACGTTATTGCTGTATTTCTGAGATCAAGAGAACCCCCAACACTCATATTGTCTGGCAATGTTGTTATCGATGTTCCGCTGAGATCAAGAGAACCCCCAACACTCAAATTGTCTGGCAATGACGTTATTGCTGTATTTCTGAGATAAAGATCACCCCCAAAACTCATATTGTCTGGCAATGTTGTTATCGATGTTCCGCTGAGATCAAGATAACCCCCAACACTCATATTGTCTGGCAATGTTGTTATCGATGTTCCGCTGAGATCAAGATAACCCCCAACACTCATATTGTCTGGCAATGACGTTATTGCTGTATTTCTGAGATCAAGAGAACCCCCAACACTCATATTGTCTGGCAATGATGTTATTGCTGTATTACTGAGATAAAGATCACCCCCAAAACTCATATTGTCTGGCAATGATGTTATTGCTGTATTTCTGAGATCAAGATAACCCCCAACACTCATATTGTCTGGCAATGATGTTATTGCTGTATTTCTGAGATAAAGAGAACCTGAATACCCTTTTATTTTGTTTCCCTTGTATTTTTTAAGTTCTTCAAAATTATCAAATATTATTATCTCATCACTATATTTACTTTCTTCATTATCCCTTATATATTTCTCTCTGTACAATTTATTCAAACAATATTTTGGGAACATTTCTCTCCGATATCCCAAATGCTCCATCTCCGAATCACGAACATTCATACCGGTAAATTCCAAAAATCTGACCACGTAATCAATATAATTCGGATGAATATCCCCATTCCCTTTACCCTTAATCTGCACGTCTTTCTCAATAGTACAATGCGGACTATTCTCTTTATCCCGAAGAGAAAATATCTCAACGTCTCTACCAAAATAAGACGCTACGCAATGACTCATCAAAAATCCTTCACGTTCATATGCAGATTTTGAAACCAACTTCACAAACTTAAACCCATCCCCAAAATCTAAAACAGTCTTTGTATCAAGTTCTGTTTCAGATATCTTATTCCCTTTTTTCTGTAACGTCTTGTTCCATTTATCCGCATTGCTCTTCATCTGCTCATATGTAGCCCTTGACAACCGTGCCGGTCTTTTGTCCGAACACAAATAATCAATAACATGCTCCGCTTCCGACATATCTACATCATCAGATACCCGTCGTTCTATCCATATCAAAACGTCTTCTTTCGCATTAAATCCATTCGCATATCTTATCAATTCTGTTCTCATACTATCCTCTCTTTTAACAAGACAATTTATTTATCCATCTATTCTGTCAACAATTTTTTTATTTTTTTATCAACTTTTATTGTGGCATTAATATCTTCAATTGCCGAATGAGCTTTAAAATCTATATCAAAATAATCACAAACCGTTTCAAGTTTATAATTGACAAGCATTGGAATTTTATCATACATAAGACATTCCGCAACTTTTGTCCGGACATCATATGGCATTGATACAAAAAAGCTCCCATAAAAATTATTCCCACAAGTTGAAAACAATTCTCTGATAAAATCAGAATCAAAATTTGAATTATAACCGCAAAAAATAGCTTTGTCTTTTTTATCAAATTTATCAATATATTTTAGCAAAAAAGAATTTAAGAATGTTGAGTACAACTCAAATTCAGCAATACCACGTTCTTCTAAAAATTCCCATGTAAGCCCATGACTTCTTTTAGAAACTTCGTCAAAGTCTTCAGGTTTATTACTAGGGATACAATACTGGTGGAATGTATCTTTTATCTCTCCATCAATAAAAACGGCGGCGAGTTCGATAATAGAATCTTTTTTAGGATCTGTTCCTGTTGTTTCAGTATCAATCCATATTTGTTTCAAAATAATACTCCTTGTTCTTTAAATTTTTCGATATGTTTTTTTGCATCATTAAAAAATTTCTTTTTAATTTCAAAACCATATGTATTTCTTTTTAGATCATTAGCAGCGAGTAAAGTGCTACCACTACCAGCTACAGGATCTATTACAACATCGCCCTCATCGGTAAATATTGAAATTAAGTTGCTTAATACACTTATCGGCTTCTGTGTTGGATGAATTTTTTCCGATTTCGTGTCTTTTAACCATTCCATACAATTAAAAATCATTTTACCATTATTGTTAAATTTTGGGAGTTTATCTCTATAAAAAATCATACCATATTCACAGTTCCCCACTATTTTCATGTTTGCCTTTAATACTTGTGCTGAAAAATTTTTTCTAAATACAAGATTAATATAATTCATAAATCCATATTTTTTAGCAATTTCAATTAAAGAAAATTGTTGTTCAAATTCACAAAAAATGATCATACATCCAGCCTTGCCTTTTTCTTTTGGTTCATCAATAATTAACTTAGAACAAAAATGAAAAAATTCATTAACATTAAAATCTTTATCAGTATCAAAAAATTGCTTTCCAGCTAATTCACTTTCGCCTTTTTTGTTATCACCATCGGTATACCATGATGGATTAGACGCAAACGCATTTATTCCAACATTATATGGAATATCGGCAATTACTAATTGCGCTTTTGGAATATTATATTTTTTAAAATTTTGATAATGATCTCTAAAAAGTTCACAAGATAATTTTTTCTTATAATTTTTATGTATTTCTTTATTTTCTATTTTTTTGTTTTTCATTTATCCTCCTGAAAAATACGATATACTTTTTTGCTTTTTGTTGCACTTACTTCAAATACTTCCTGAACTTTTTCTGATTCTACAAGCGCGTGTAAAATATCATTTCTTGTTTTACTTGTAAGGTTCTGACTTCTCCGCGTAATTTGAGACATTGACATTGTTCCTGTTTGTGCTATAAGATTATAAATTCTTTTCAGGCTCTGTTCGTATTCCGATTCCGCAAGATTTTTTTCAACGGCATAATACATGTTATCCATAAGATAATTTGTTAATTGTATCGCATAATCCACATGATCGGCTTTTATTATTGGTTGATCATTATAAACATCATCTGCGATTGCACAAATAAGAGCAAGTTTCCTAACAGTAAGAGCTGCGCGGTTAAAAACTGCGCTCGCTTTGTCATCATCACCAAGTTTTGCTCTTCTTCCGTGCATCTCTATGCTATATTTTCTGGCAAGATTCTCAGCATCTTCAGTATAATCAACGATCAGAGGTCTCACCGTTTCTATTCCATCAGCGTTACCTTCTGGATATTGGTTTGTAGGTTTACCATATAAATGATCTACTTTTTTTATTAAATCTATTGAAGGTCTTGTTTTCTTTAATCCAAACTTTTCCATAGGATCTCTTTCTTCAGATTCAAAAATGAGCATTCGAGAAATAAGACCATCTGAAATATTATCAACAGTCAACGAACTATAAAATTGATCTTGCGTTGCTGATCCATAAATACACAAATGAGGATTATTTAACACATAATTCTTTTTTGTATCAGCATAGCTTTTAGCCGCCATCATGGAATTACTGGAAGCATATAATTTTAAAAGTACACTTGGAATACCAAATAAATGCGGGGATTTTGAAGCACTTCGCGTCATTTGCAATAGTCTCCCAATCTCATCTATCAAAAAAATCTGACTTAAATTTTCATTTAATGAATTGTAAATAGCAGTATCTGAAGCAATCTCTTCTACTCTTCCCATTTCCGGAACACCTCGTTTAGCGGATGAGTTAAGTATTTTTTTTATACATGATCTTGCAGTTTCTTTACCGCATCCTGATTCACCAAGTCCGATTATATAAAGATTTGTTCGTATTTCTGTATCTGTTTCATATTTTCTACCCATCAATGCTCCGGCAAGCGCAAATGCCGCGCCGACATGCAAAATAGGCTGATCTTTGATTGCGTTGATATTCATATAATCAGTTAATTCGCCCAAAAACCCAGGAGGACGCAATAATGATTTCGGGAATAATGGTTTTGAAAGAAACTTTGCAGATTTTATTATTGTCGGTGCGTCTCCAGATTTAACAATAATAGGTCTTTCAGCTGTTGCTTGAATATTATCTGCATCTGTATAGGTTGTTGTCCATCCCTTTTGTTTAGCGAGATGGAAAATGGACGCGATAGAAATATCATGAGGTTTTAACCCCTTCCATGTTTTTTCATTCATCGCAGAATCAAATTTGTCGGACTTCATACTCCATTCAGTCCATATCCCCTTTGCCTGATCGCCGGTCATTGTGCTTTTGAGCGCAAGACCTACTTGAATCCATGTGTCCCGCTCATCTGCATCAATGTAACATAATGCGGAACGTAATTCTCTTATCTCTGTTGCCGGTAATAATTCAGAACCGCAAGCATCTTGTGTAACTGCGCTATGTTCATTAGGCTTTGCATAATTTTCTATCCATTCCGGAAGAAGCAAACAACGATTCTTTATATTTTCAATTTCAAGATTATCGACATCATCATAAATAATATATTTTTTTCCGTCTGGAGCAACCACGTATCCGCCATTTGCTCGGATATCAACAGGCAACGATTTTAAAAAAGATCGTGATGAGGAATTGAGTTTTGTATTTTCAGTTTTAAAATATAAATGTCGTCCTCCGCTTGGTGTCTCTACAGTAAATGTATTTATATCAAATTGTTTATCCGGTGAAATATTTTTTAATTCTTCAATTAAATCGTCAACGGATCTTTGATCGATTTCTCCAGAACCAATAATCGGTTTTCCATTTAAATCTTTTTTTCGTGTTCCGATAATTTCTTTATTTATATCAAAATCAATAACTACAATCCCATTAGTATTCCCCGTTGGGAATCCTATCAATATTTCAGGTTTATAAAATTGACGGGAAAGGATATTATAATCATTTACTGCCGCATAAAAGCCATTACTTGTCGCGGGTGTTTTATCCATGTTACATGGAAATATTTTAAAACCTTGATTCGCATATTTTTCAACATATTCGTGCATTGGGGGTTCTCTTTTCCAAATTTTGAAATTATTTGAGAATTGTATTTAATACGGTATCAACGGCAGAACTCATGTTCCCTGTTTTTTTTAATTTTGTTTTAAATTCATTTGTAAACGTGAATGTTCTTTTTATTGGGAAAGATCGTCTTTTGTGACGAATAAAGGTTTTATTTATCCATAATTTTTCATTCTGGAGCATTTGTAGTTCAATAAAATATGATTGGTTCTCATATTTGTCTAAATCCAATAATACTCTATCAGAAAGTTTTAATGTTGTTGATTGATATTTAACAATACCGTTTTTTCGTTTAATGTTTTTCATACACCCTATTTTGTTTAAGCAATTTGTCTTGTCAAGTTTTATTAAAATAAATATCCAATTATTTTATGAAATTTTTGATTCTTATCTATAATAATTTGTTTTGGCTTTCTTAAAACATCTTCATTGTCAAGTAATTCTTGTACCGTTTTAAACGGTGTTTCTGTTCTATTTTTTATCCATTGTATCGCTCTATTCTTCGCAAACCCTGTATGCTCAATACATACCCATTCGGATTCAAAACTTGCGATATCTGTATAATAATCAACTCTAAGAGAAGGAAATATTACATTTTCTTTCCAATGCGCTGAATAAACAATTTTTTGGACATCTATTGTCTCTGGTTTTTTCCATGTGCTTAATATGTCAGCATCACTAGCCTTATCTTCATGTTTAGGAGTTTCAGGAAATTCATATCCGCAATCAGGACAAATATTAGCAGATACCGCTACCATGTAATTACATTTCGGACATCTTTTAACCGGCGCACCGCCTACAACAAATCTGCCTTTTTTCTTTTTAAATATTTCAATTTTATCAATAGGTCCCATTCTTTCAATATTCGTCCCAAAGTCCAGATACAAGCAATCGTTTTTATCAGGAGACATTCTTATCCCGCGACCTGCAATCTGAACATATAGTCCTATTGATTTTGTTGATCGGAGCATTGCGATACAATCAATATTTTTTTGGTTGTATCCGGTTGTTAGTACATCACAATTTATCATAACTCGAAGATCGGTTGTCTTGAATTTTTCAAGTTCAAGGTCGCTGTCCACATTTTTAGAATGAACTAACCCAGCATCAACACCATATCGTTTAAAAGCATCATATATCGTTTGCGCATGTTTGATTCCTGCTGAAAAAACTAAAATCTTTTTTCTATTTATGGCTTTTGTTAAAATCTCTTGAACCGCACGGTCTACAAGTGCATCTTGATTGAAAGCTTCTTCCATTTCTTTTAAATTAAATTCACCTGCCATTGTATGAACTTTTGAGATATCAGCATAATTAACAATACCAGGGGAAACAAGAGGACATAAATATTGTATATGATCTATATTCTTTGGGTGATTTGCGCTCATAAGTTCAGGCATCGGTGTCTCATGACAAATAGAATGAAATAATCGTTCTTCATTTTCTTCATCACAAAGTATTCCTCCTTTCATTCTGAACGGTGTTGCGCTGAGACCAATAATAACGCATTTAGGATTTATTTTTTTCATTTCATTAAGGAAACTTCTGAAAGTTCCCTCATCTTTGCTATTTATCATATGGCACTCATCAACAAGAATAATATCAAACCACCCAAGTTGCCAAGCTTTATTATGAACCGATTGAATAGACGCAAAGATCATTCTATTTTGTGTATCTCGGCGATTAAGTCCGGCAGAATAAACACCAGCATCAATCAATTGACCTTCCATAACACCGACATATTCTTCAAAATTTTGATTTATTAAATTTTTCTGGTGTGCTAAATTTAAAACGCGGGTGTTTTTGTCAGATAAAACCATTTCTGCAATTTTAGCAATAACAAGCGATTTCCCACTTCCGGTTGGAAGAACAATTAAAGGGTTATTTCCATAGTTCTCAGCTTTACAAATGTATTTAAAACAATTATCTATTGCGTCCTGCTGATAATATCTAAGCTTTAACATCTTTTTCGTTCTCCAAGCTTTGGCTTCTAAATTCTTTATCTTTTGAAATTACTACAGGATCAGTCTGAAGTGACGCATAATTATAATCACTCAAATAAATTCCGTCGAGGGAAGTACAGCGAGATAATGCAACATATCCCATGTTGTAATTAAATGCTTTTGTAAGATCGAGATTGATATAGTCGAATGTACATCCCTGTGATTTATGAACCGAGATAGCATAAGCAAGCTTTATTGGATATTGATAAATTGACGCAAGAATTTGATGAAATCCGTTTTCGTTATCGTCTTCAAGTTTCCATTCATGTTTTTTCATGGTCATTTTTCGTTTTGTTTTGTAAAATTCAATAATAGGTTCTTGTTCATCTGTATCTGCAAAACCAACTATTTTACCCATAGAACCATTGACATATAATTGATCTGGATGATTTGTAATTGTCATAACTTTTGCGCCTTTTTTCAAAGTAAGCTTGGATTCTCCCATCCAATCTTTTGTTAATTTTTCTACATATTTCGGTTCGCCTTTTGTTTCGTAAATAAAATCATGAGCGGTACTGTTTATTATACTCAGTTTAGCGTAGTTTTCATATGATACATCATCATTTGTGCAATATAGGTTTATTGCTTCTTCCATATGTGTTTTATTTTCTCGTAAATTTGTAAGCCTTTTTTTCATATCATTCGTAACCTTACTATTACGAAGAGCATTAAGTATTTCTTTAAATTCAGCGTCCTCACTTTGGCGATAATTTTTATCAAGATAACATACTTTTAAGTTCGCTGCTTTCCATGATTCTGAATTAAAAGTATAATTTGATTCATTACTTCTTTTTGATACGGGTGGGAGCTGAAAGAAATCACCGACCAATATAATTTGAACACCGCCGAAGATATATCCAGAATCTTTGATAAAGCGTAAAACCTCATCGACAAGATCAAGCCGGTATCCATGTATCATTGATATCTCATCAATAATAAGAACATCCGTGTATCTAATACGATTATATGCTTTAGGAAAATTTTTAATTTTATAAAGATCGGAAATATCAAGTTTTTCTTTAATACCGATTCCTGCCCAAGAATGTATTGTTGATCCGCCAATATGAGTAGACGCAATCCCGGTACTTGCAGTTACCGCAACAATCTTTTTTTGTTCTCTAAGATCTTTTATAACTTTATTTAAAAGCCACGTTTTACCCGTTCCCGCTTCTCCTGTTAAGAATATATTTTGCCCGGACATAATAATTTCATATGCTTTATCTTGAGTCATTGGTTTATCCTTATTTGTTTAAAGTTCAAATTGCTTCGCGTCTTTTTGTTTTTCCCATGCCTTCATTCCATCAGTTTCAATCGCTCCATCAAAAGTTTTTACTATTTGTGCCGATTCTTTATTCAGAGAATTAACATTTTTTATATCGTTACGGAGTGCCAATGATGTATATATACCATCAAGTTTCCCTTTTACATCGGGCATTCCGGTCAATGTTGTATTCGCAAAGATAAAACCGTTTTCTGTTTTATAAATGCAACCATCATCTTGATGTTCTATCATTTTTGCTGGTACTATTGCCGGATTATAAATATGATCCGGGCAAGATGAGTTTAATAATTCTTTTTCAATTATTTTTTTATGAAGTAAACATTTGTTTTCTCCATTTTGTACAGGCTCACGATAACGGCAAGAACGACAATTGACATCTGGCAAATTACCATCATGACATATTCCTTGGAAATGGCACCATTTACATTGAAAAAATTCTCTGTTTTGATTCATTTTTGGTGGAATATTCCAGTTATCAAAAATGATAGTTTTGGCTTTCTCAATTAAACTTTCTGCATATTTGCGGTTAAATTCGGTACGAACCGAAGTCCATTTTATCCCGCCAGAATCGACAACAGTTAAATAATGTCTTTCTGTCTGAGAACATAACATATAGGTCTGCGCTTGTGCGTAGTAGACAATATTCCAGTTATATAGAGCTTCCTTTTCTCCATATTTCATTATTGCGTTTTCAAGCTCTGTAAATTTCTTATCTCCGCAAGCTTTATTTTCCCAAACATGCCATGTTGCCGGGGCTTCGATAATACCCTTTATCATTCCGTCCAAGTGACCTGAAAAATGATTCAATAGAAGTTGGAATCCTATTTGTTCTTTTTCATTATTCGGATCTTTTGTGTATAGTGTGATATATGGCAGAAGTCGCAACCGTTCTGCCATAATATCTTCTTGAATATGACCGCCGCCTGTTCGTCTAATCCCAAGAGCTTCTTTTGCAATAACGTCTGGATCTTTTTCAATAGAAAGATCAATATTCCGTTTAGCGCAACCACGGAAGGAATAAAATAGATACCGCCAGCATTCATGACCTATTTCGCTCATCCCAAGATAATTGCGGGGTGCTTCTTTTGTTTTTTCCCTTATAATCGCTTCATCAATTTTTGCAAGAGTTAAATTCCTTTCAGAGATATTTATCGCAGCCATTATTTTACCTTTTCAACTTTTATCGTTGATTTTTTAGGAGTTATTGTCACACAATTAGAAACATCTTTATATATTTCAGGTTGGTTCCCTTTCAGATACTCATATCCTTCTTTATCTAGCTCAAATTTTACTTTTTCAGGTCGAAGATCGGCTGGAATATCTGATCGAATTTTTTTATATGCTTCTTGATCAAGTTCGATTTTAGTTGTTTTACTAATAGTAACTTTAAATTTATCTTCTTTAAAAGATTTTGAACCGCCGTCAAATGCTCCAAACATATTTTCTATTTCGGTTTCCACCTTATAACGCTCGTCTTTTGCGGTAGTTTCTGCCTTTTTAAATTTCAACCAGTCTTTAAGTAGAGCTTCTTTTTTTTCTTCAAGGGTTAATTCTTTTTCTGTTTTCATTTTTAAACATCCTTTAACGAATTTTATTTTGACACGACCAAATAGAAAATATATATTCTTTTATGTCAAGCTTAATAAGAAAAAAACATTTTACTAAAAAAATATTTTATTTCCCTTGACAAATAATAATTAAAAAGTCGTATTGTTTTTAGTCTTGAATAACGGAGGTTGGCTTATGGCTGAAACAGAGCGAAAGCGCATCTCATTAATGATTGATGATAAGGACGAAATTGAAAATGAATTTCTAAATCGTCGAATCAAAAATTACAATGAAGGCTATCGCCGACTTTTAAAACTTGGCTTTGCTGAGTTTAAGAAAGAAAAAACCATTAAAAAGTAAGGAGGTTTACAAAATGGGTTTTGATCCTATGGCAATTACTCAGGGACCGGAGAGACAGGCAAGAAAAATTGTATTGTACGGACCGCCGAAACTCGGGAAAAGTACACTTGCAATTTCTGCAAAAAATTCTCTTCTGCTTCCGACAGAAAATCGCGTTGCGCATCTTCATGGTGCAAAACTACCGCTTGTTACATGCTATGAAGATGTTGAAACAGTTATTGGTTTATTTAAAAACGGGACGTATAAACAAAAAAGGTTTATCATTGATACCCTTGATGAGTTTGAACCTTTATTGCATGACAAGGTAAGTAGAGAGCATGGCTGGAATTCTTTAGTTGAAGATAAAATTAAAGATACCAATTTCAACAAAGGATTATCTATTCATGCGGTTATTAAATGGCGGAAATTTCTCGCCGAACTTGATGATCTTCGCATCAACTACGGTATTGACATTATTCTCGTTGCTCATGCAATGCCAATGAAAGTTAATCCGCCCGATCATGATCAGTATGATAAATGGGCAATGAAGATTGACAAATATGCAGTTCCGATTCTTGAGGGATGGGCTGATATTATCGCTTTTTACGACAAGGAGATATTTGTTTCTAAAGGCGAAAAAGACAAAACAGGAAAGCCAATTGCAGGAGACGGACGGAAATTGTATGTTGAAGGGAAATCTCCGGCTATGATATCATGCAATTGTTTTGGTCTTACAGATGTTGTCGTTCAGGAAGAATATTGCGCTGATATTATGGAATGGTTGCTTACCGGTCCATACGAAGAAAAAGTACAAACGAACGAAAAGAAAATTAAAAAAGGAGAATAAAAAATATGGCACAGATGGGTAATTTTACAGCAGAAACAAATGAAGCGGACGAAGGATTCTCCGTTATTCCCGCAGGAGTTTATCCTGCAAGAATTGTTGAATCCGATTACAAACTTACTAAAGATGGCAAAGGCAAAGTAATGTCTTTGACATATGAAATTCTTGATGATCGTTTTTCAGGTATGAAAGTTACAGAGTGGCTTTGTCTTGAACATGAAAAACAGCAGACAAGAATTATTGCACAGAAAAAGTTCAACAAAATTAAACAGGTTCTTGGAGTTGCGACTATTCAGGATACCGCACAACTTCATGGTATCCCGCTGAAAATTGACGTTACGGTTGTTGACGGGAATAAAGGTAAAATGAACAATATTAAGGAACACCTTAATATTAACGGTTCACCTTCGTCTGCTCCGACAACTACGGCATCGGAAGGAGTGCCGAACGGTCAGACACCGGCAACAGGGAAAATGCCCTGGATAAAGTAAAAAAATAATAGCGCACTTGTGCGCTATTATAAAGCGGTAATTTTTATCGTTTTATAATAATGCACAAAGCTAAAAGAGGATAAAACATGGAATCTAATTTTGATATAGAAGATTGTTATATAAATATGTTTGAAACGGAAAATCAAATATATGAATTATATGGGAAATTTTCTGATAAAGAATTGAAAATAATAGTTGAAGAATGTTTAAATGATTCTGAATATAAATCTGATGATTTTACAGATATGGTTAAAAGTATTATAAGTAAAAATAGTTTTAGCCATAAACAACGGGATGTATTGTTTAAACATTTATCTTGTCATATAATTTCTTGGGAAGAGATATAAAAAAGCAATATTCATGAATATAATACTATAAGTGGAGAGACAAAAATGAGAGAACTTAAATTTAGACTTATAAAAGATGATAAAATTGTTGGGTATGAATTATTTTTAGATGGGAAATGGGTGTATGCTTATCCCGAAGGTAATTTTAATATAAATATACCTTATATTGAACATGATTATAAAGAACAATTTACCGGATTAAAAGATCAAAACGGCGTTGAGATTTATGAGGGGGATATTATAGCTGACATATCACACGGGAATCTATTGCGGACTTTCGTAGTCGAGGATATCAGAACCATAACAAGAGAATTTGATAATAGTGAGCATAGCTCGGAATGGCATAGAATCGGCAACATCCACGAAAATAAGGAGTTAATAAAATAAAAATGGAAATAAAATTCAGAGGATATGACGAAGAAAATAAGTGCTGGCGATATGGGCATTTTTTTGAAACGGTAGAAGGCGCACGGCGTTGTTATAATATCGTAGAAAATAGAGAAACAAGATATTATTGCGCTTCTGATTCAATTGGTCAATTCATTGGGAAAAAGGACAAAAACAGGAAAGAGCTTTATAATAAAGATATTATTAAGAATATAAATAATTCTTTTATTTATGTTGTCGAATGGGTAGAGGAATATTCAGGATTTATTCTTTTAAATATAGAAGATGAACTCGATGAATTATTTTTTGAGGACATTAATCTTGATTTTTTTGAATATTTTGGGAATATCTATGGTTATTAAAAAACACTTTAAAAGGATGATTTACTAAAATGAAACATGATTATCCTAAATGGGCATTTCCTAAAGATGAAAAAGATTTACCAGCCCAATTCAGAAATTCTACTGAATGGCGTTGGATGATTTGTTGTGCCGGTAAAGGAAAAATAAAATTGGTCTATTGGAGGGAAGTTTTTGGGATAAGTCTTTACCAGGAAAGCACTAAAGCCTTGTTAAAAAACAGTTAATACCCGATGGGAAGCCAAAAAATTAAGCCTTACAGGAGCGATCCTAAGCAGAGTATAAGGCTTGTACGGGTACTTTGTTAGAATAAGTGTTCTCAAAATAGGGGTTAAGTGATAAATTAATAAAAGGGAGGTTTTATATGTTTGGAGTAGCTGAAACAACAGAACAAAAAGAAAAACTTTCTAGGATATTTAATGATTATTGTTCAAATTATAAAGAAAAAGATGTAGTAATTATTGAACTTATTTTGGAAATACTAAAACTTCAAGAACGTGTTGACAAACTTGAGGCAGACATTAAACATAAGGCTAATAAGGAAGTAATCTATAAATGAAAAAAATGCCTACAGAGTGTTATACAAGAATTGTTGGATATTATCGTCCAATTTCTGAAGCGAACAAAGGTAAAAAAGAAGAATTTTCAGAACGTAAAGAAATAAGTTTGAGGAAAATAAAGGATAAATTAAAATGACCAAAGCAGAACAAAAAATTATAGAAGATTTGAAAATAAGACTTGCATTCCACTTTACCGAACCTGTTGAACCTGATTTATTACCGCCTAAAGACTTTGGGAAGATAATAAAAGGATATTCTTTTGGCAGATATGATGGTAATTTTGAAATTAAAAAATCATGTTCTTCAAATATTTCTCATTCAATGTGGAATCCGGATAAACCAAATTCACAAAAGCCAATAAGTCAATATTCGTCAAAAATACTTGCGCTAAAGGGATTGCGCTATAATCTTGAAATGGATTATGCTAAAAAGTTACGGGATATTGATATTTTGATTGAATCTGAAATAAAAGCCCCGACTGAATAGTAAGGGCTTTTATAAACTATTTACCTTCGGGGTTAGAATCGTCCGGAGGAGTAATATTTTTTAATTTACCAAAAAATCCTTTCGCTGTATCTAAAAACGAAAAACTTTTACTTTGAACACTTGTTCCACTTATTCCTTCAGCTATTTTCCCTGCACCAATGATTACTGCAAGAGCACCGAAGGCAGAGCAAATAACATTTGAAAGAGGCTGACCTTGTAGAAAACCAAGTTTTATTGACCAAAATGTCGCAACAATACCAGTTATAATAATTCCACTCCCCGCAATCCTTGTCCAACTTGCCAAAGAACTTCCCGAATGAATAGTTGCAATATATTCTATTATTGTTGCAATTACTGAAAAAATAAATTTAAAAAAAATATTTACTATTTTTTTACATTTTTTAATAAAAACCATCTTTTACACCTTCCAATATAAAATATTTCCGCTAATCGCGGGTTCGATAAATTCACGTGGATAAATAACTTCTCCGCCGTTTGGATTTTTATACCACGATACTGCATCGCCATATGGATCATGGAAAAATAATCCATTTCCTGCATTTCCTATTGCAAGAATAATATGCCCGCCGGGTAATCCTGCAAGTTTTGATGTCCCAAGAACAATCGGAGTTTCTTCACATAATTCAGAAATTCGATCATAAGTTGCATTTTTTTCCCAAATTGCTTCTCCAGTGGTTCCGTCCATCCATTTTTTCATTCCAGCTTGCTGTACTTGCCAGAAATAAGCGGAATTTCCGACAATTCCAGAGACCTCTTTTTTTATTTCTTCCGCGATACCCGCAGAACCTACCACGTCGGATACATCATCGACATACCGTGATAGTCCGATATCATCATCGGCAATAATAGCGGAATTAAAATATGACATTGCCATCCATACCGATGTGGAAAAACATTGGCATGAACCTCTAAACTGACCAGCAAAATCAAAATTGTTTCGCTGACTGTTGTAAATAATTGGTAATGCACTCATTTTTATAAACCTCCTATAACTAAAATTACTGTGCCAAGGACAACCGGTATAAAAATACACACTCTAACCTCTCAACGAGCATCGCCTGAGTTTGCTCAATTTTGGATATTTTTTCGTATATTTGTTCGTTTGTTATTCTCATTTTTTTCTTTCCTACTAACTAATTATGTGCGCTGGTATGTTATGTTACCGGTTATACTCATCGCGCCCAATGTAGATTGCGCCCATATTGTATATACCTCTCCTGTCGTTACCGGTAGATTTAACGTCCCTACCGCCCCAACATATGCATTCCCTGCCGCTGCCGTATCCCGTGCAATAGACATATACGACGATCCATTTTTGTATATTGATACCGATAACGTCCC